ATGCCCATGCCCATGCCCATGCCCATGCCCATGCCCATGCCCATGCCCATGCCCATGCCCATGCCCATGCCCATGCCCATGCCCATACGCTTTAGCACAGTAAAGCGATAGCACAGTAGCATAGCAGCATAGTACAGTGCATACTATGGGCATGAGTATGCAGTACAAACGCCATGCCAACATGGGTACAAATAGCGTGCCATTGTGCATAGCCTAGCCTGCCATGCTACATGCATACAATACAAAGCATATACATAGTGCATAGTACAACGTATACCCCTAGTCATACAGCACAATACTACAATGTGATGCTATAGGGGATGGGGTAGACTAGGGCATACACTCTACCCTTGTAGTCTGATTGCAATGGATGCTATACCCCTCCCCTATTCTGTGCTTTGCAGCAGCACGGCGGGTCGCCCTTCCGACGAATCGCCAGATTTCCAGAGTTAGTGCGCTAACCCATTGACACTTCCACACTCACGCTGACCTGCCCATTCCCTCCAACTATCAGCCAACTATTAGGACTGATCAACTTTGACATCAACACGGATTGGTGATATACTGACTCCATGAAGTAGCAATCAAGTATTAGCCAAGTATCAACAGTGAGGAAATACGGCATGGGTTATCCCACGGGTATTGAAAAAGACGGGCGATCCTACGCAGTTGATGGAATCAGAACATGTACGCTGTGTCTGGAACAGATGCCCGATACCCCCGAGTTCTTCTATACGCACCCGACAGGAGAACGTCGAGCGTGGTGCAAGCGGTGCTTCCAAAAACAAACTCGTGCAACGCGGTATGCAAAATATGGCCTCTCGGCGGCTGAGTATAACGCGATGGTCATTACACAGGATGGCAGGTGTGCCATTTGTGGAGCGGTGGGTGAACTCAGCATTGATCACTGTCATACCTCGGGGAACGTGCGGGGACTCCTATGCGGCACATGCAACACGGGTTTGGGCATGTTCAAGGACGACCCCAAACTGTTGCACCTTGCGATAGACTATCTCTCCCCGAACTGACAGCCTACTCCCTGTCATCCCACTCCTGATCGACAGCATCTACCCTGTTGCCCCAACACCCTCTCAACACTCACTCGTGATGGTATTATCTCCCTCACCCCGACAACTATCTGACCCCTGTTTCCCAATCGGGATACACACCCTGCGCAGGAAACACTTGACACCGTGGCCACGGAGGCGTATCATGTCACACGGAGTCCCCCGTAGGTGGCGCGACACAGGCGGGGTGGAGCGGCGAGTATGCCTCAGCCGCACGTCGTCGGTAGTGGAGGGCCGGAAAGGCCCCGTAGGGGCCGACGACACACAGATCAATGCCGCCTCATCAGCGGCTACCCCGGAGCGCGATGCGCGAAGGGGCGAAGCCCTCGGTGATGCCGAGGCCGGGGCGGGGAGCGGGGTGCATCCCGTCCGCCCCGCATATCAAGGCTCGTCGGCTTGCTGAGTAGTCGGATGGCGATGAAAAGCCCTGACGAGGCACAGCGAAAAGCCCGTTCCCGGAGTGGCCGAGAGCGGGCTTTCGCATGTCTTGAAAAAATCCAGCAGAATCCAACGAGTTTGTGCGGTAATACTAGGCCGTGCGACCGATACGGACGATATGGACGAACCCCCACACCACATCCAGAATGATGCCGTTCGTGTCATACACGATGAACCCGTCACGCTCCCTGATCCGCCACACGTAGCCGATGCCGAGAATCGACACGGCCTCCGTGACGACGTTCGACACGTCCTCGCCGTTGAGATAGACCTTGTACCGCCAGCCGTCCCCCACGTTGGCTCTCATGCCTGCACCCTCCCGAACACCTTGACCACGGGGGTCGTGACCCGCGCCGTCAGCACTTTCTCCGCCACGCCGTCGAGCACCATACGCATTGGCTGCCCGAGGGTGATGTCGCTGCACTCGACGAGGCGCATCCACGCCCCGTCTTTGCGCATCGGTGCTCCACCGAACCTGCGGACGAGCACGCCGTCGTTGGAGAAGTCGTACACCGTCCCACTCTTTGTAGTCACTAGCATATCGGGTCTCCTCCGTTGAATAGTTGTTCGAGCACCCCAACGAACTCATACGCAGCCTCGACGGACGAGAACGAGGCGATCTTGTGACTGGTGTTGCCTCGCGTCACCATCAGAGAGGGTCGCTTGCCGAACTCCGGCATGTCGGTGGGGCCGATGGACACGTGGCCGTTGCCCCAGTGGAAGAAGATGTGCTTCTTCGCGTCAGCCATTGTACCTGTCCTTCGCCTCGACGACTTCGTAGAACACCGGGATGTTGCGCAGGTGCGCGAAGCCTATCTCCTTTGCTACACCTGTCGAGCGCGCGGTGAGTAGGTCGGGACAGACGTACACCGCGTCACAGCGCATCAGCAGCGCGAGATCGTACGCGTACCAGAACTCGGGTGGATGCGGCGAGAGCATGTCCACGACGAGACTGGCGTGCGGGACGAGCGGTATCCATCCGACCGCGAGCAGCGCGTCGAACGCCTTGATGGCATTGGCCGTGCCCTGTGTCGGGCACGCGCTGTAATAGCCTGCGATATAAATGACCGGACGCTCCTCGATGGGCCACGTCAGCGGGTCGCTGTCGAGCGAGAATCCATTGGGACAATGGATGAGTTCGCGCAGGATGGACTCTTCGTGTTCCTTGATGCTCATCGTACCTCCCAGTTCGGCAGACTGTTCCACATACAGCAGGACAGGCACGGCTCGTCGCTACCCGCAACTGGAAGATAGTGACACGTTTCGCAGTCGTGTACCGCACTCGCCTGACTCGGCACATGCCCCATCGCGTCATTGAGCCGCTTCACGATGTCGATTGTCTGCTCAGTGTATGGTCTATCATCCTTCTCGGGGTGGGTCTTACCGTATTCCATCAGCGCGAAAGCGTGGAACACGACAGCTGCGAGGTGATGACTGCCGGTCTCCTCGTCGATGTCCTCGCCACGCCAGAACGCCCACGCGTGACGCATCATCGCGCCAAAGGACTTCGACCACGCGTACCCGCGCTCCCAGTTGCGATCCGCATACTTCTTGGCACCGACGCCATAATGACGCGCAACGGCTTCGAACGGTGCAGCCGGAATGAGGTCGAATCGCTCCAACTTCACGCCCTTCTCCGCCCCCGTATCGACATCTACAGTGTGGACTTCGCTACTCATCGCCGTCCCGCCTTCTCAACGATGAATGCACACAGACCCCACAGCATGATGAGCGCAATGAATCCAAGAGGGATGAGTGTCGGTGTCCACACCCACCACCACGACCACGTAACGAGACCTGCCAACTTCAGGATGAGAAACACTATCTGCACGACTGTCAGACACCCCATACTGCCGTTGTTCGGCTGCGTGCTCTCCATGAACTTTCCTCTCATTATGGCCTCCGCTTTCTCTCCTTGAAGAACTCCCGCGTCGTGCCGGGGTACCACGGGACGACAGGAGGATTCGTGAATACAAGTTTCCCATCGGCCCCGCACTCGGGGCACGGAGCAGGATCGTCGCACTCGCTCATCGCGCGCTGGACTTCCCACCGCTCGTCACACAGCGGGCACTTCATATCATAGCGAGGCACGAGACATCCGCTCCTTCAGATGGCCGTCACACGCGGGTGGTTGCATGTCTGTGGTCGTGTCCAGACGGATAGCAGGTTCGCCGCCGCATCGCCAGCACGTCCAACGATGCCACACGGCCCCGTCGTGATCACGACTGACGGTATGCGAGTGCCAGTCACACGTTTCGCAACTTCCGTGGGGGTTGCTCATCTGCGTGCCAGTTGGTCGATGATGACCAGCATCGCCGCGAGGATGGCGCGGAGAAGGTCGGTGTCATACGACTTTGGCACAACATACGGCTGTGTGGCCTCGTGCTTGTTGGCATCGGCCAAACGGTCATCAAGTTGTGATAGAAGTGTGCGGACTGCCATGTCAGTTCTCCACGTTCTGCCAACAACGACCATTGGCTATGTCGTAGACGGTTTGGTCGCATACTCCGTATCGCGCAGCAATGACCTGCCCGGTGATGTTCCCTGTGCCCAAGAGTTCTTTGATTTCTCGAACCTGTGCCGTCGTCAATGTGGTTCCTGCACCGCGTCGCATGTTCTCAGCGTGGGTCACGGGTTCGAGGTGCGAGGGTCGGACGCAGGGTCGATTTCGACACAGGTGATCCAACTGCAACCCGTCGGGAATCGGCCCGTTTTCACGTTCCCAGTAGACCCGATGCGCGCCCCTATACCGCTTGTTTATCCGCATATGACCATATCCGCCGTAATCGAGCGCGCGTTGCCACACCCAACACGGGGTCGTGTAGCCGCAGTCCTGTTCAAGATATTGATTCGGGGATAGGGTCATGTCAGTTCTCATTCAGAAGATACTGCACCCAGCACGCGGTACACTCAGATTTTTCGGGGACGTAGGACTTCAAACCTCTTTCGTTGAGACACACGTGTCCTCGCTTCGGACACGTCTGCTCGCCCTCTGCTTGCTCGATTGCGATACGGATTACGCGGTCATATGGCAATGTGACGAGCATTCCTGCCCCTTCCTCGGTCTGTTGTGCTTCAATGAGACTAGTCTACCACCCGAATCCGGCAAAATCAACCTTTTTCTCGACATTCGGCACGTATACCTGCTATAATGGGCGCGGAAATAGCAACTATAGACCCCACGGAGGGCCGATGTTGACACTACTGCTGCCCGTGATCCGGCCTTGGACGCGCACCGCCGTCTGTGATGCCATTGCCGCGTCTGACATTCCTCGTGAGAAGTGTATCGTCATTCTTGACGCGCCCGATTGTGAATCGTGGTTGCTCACACTCTGGTCTCTAGGCTTCGACGTCCACTCATACGTCCGGCACAACCCATATCCGCCCGAGGGACGGGTCGAACGGCGTGACCGGCACCGTGCAATGGTGAAATACAGCCAATCTTTGGTACCTGACGGCCCGTTGCTGTGTCTTGAGGACGACGTACTCGTCCCTCCCGACATTTACGCTCGTCTCACGACACTTGCACCCACGAACATGACGGGTGTGCAGGTCGCGCGGCACGAGAATCGCAATCCTGTCGTCTATCCGCTGCGTCATACCTACAGCACGGGTTTTGAGACTGTCGATGGCGCTGGCTTGGGCTGTTTGATGACCACGGGCGAGGAGTACCGTCACGCGCTGCTTGGTGACGGCCCCGGCCCTGTAGACTACGAACTCACATCGCAGTTGGAGGAGTTGATCATCGACTGGGATTGCATCTGCGGTCATCTGACGCCGGATGGGGTGTTGCTCCCGTGATTCCGAAGATCATCTACACGACTTGGATTTCCGACAAACCGATGCCCGCGAAGTTCGAGCCGTACATCGAGTCGTGGCGCAAGGTCATGCCCGACTACGAGATAGTCGTCCTCGGTCTCGACAACATCAAGCACAACCCGTGGGTGGACGCGGCCTTGGCGGCAGGCAACAACGTGCTTGCGAGCAACTACGCCCGCTGTCAGGCGGTCTACGACACGGGTGGCGTGTACCTCGACGTGGACGTGGAAGTGCTCAAGTCCTTCGATGACTTGCTCCACGATGCGTGTTTCGTCGGCTCAGAGGAGGAAAAGTGGCTCGGCTGCGCCGTATTCGGTGCCGAAGCGGGACACCCATTTCTCGCTGAGTGTATGCGATACATCGAAGGTTTCGACATCGCGTCGAAGCATGTCGAGAATGAGACCGGGCCGCGCGCGTTCACCGAACTCCTGCGTCGGCGCGGGTGGTATCACCAACGATCCGTTCCAATGGTGTTCGGTGATGTCAAGGTCTACCCGCGCACGTACTTCTACCCGTACCTCTACACGGAGACGTTCGATCCGCGCTGCATCAAGCCCGAGACGGTCGCGGTGCATCATTGGGCGCACTCGTGGAATCCCGTGCTCAAAGAGCCGGTATCCATCATCATCCCCTGTTACAATCAGGCCGAGTATCTGTGTGAGGCCATCGACAGCGCGCTCGCGCAGACCGTTCCGCCACACGAGATCATCGTGGTGGACGACGGGTCGAAGACGGGATGGGTCGCCGCGCTCACCGCGCCCTACGGCGACACGGTGACGACCATCGTCACGCCGAATCGTGGTGTGGCGGCGGCTCGAAACATGGGTATCCGCGTCGCCACGGGGAAGTGGATAGCCACCCTCGACGCGGATGACCAACTCGCGCCGGAATACATCGAGAAGATGATCGGCAAGAGCGACATCGTGTCCGCCGTCCTTGAGACCTTCGGTTCCGAGAATAGGCGATGGGTACCACCGAAAGTGAACCCGACGTGGCAGGACTTCGCCCGTCAGAACCACATTATGTGCTGTTCCCTCTACAAGCGGGAGATATGGGAACGCGTCGGCGGGTATGACGAGTCGATGCGCGACGGGTACGAGGACTGGGATTTCTGGACGCGGGCCACGCACAAGGGGTATGGGGTACATGTCGTGCCCGAGACCTTGTTCTTCTATCGCAAGCACCCCATCGACCGCAAGCACATCCGTGGCTCGGTAGACGGGGCTAGGGTCAAAGACGCGGCACTTCGCACGTACATGCACAACAAGTGGGCCGCGCTCGGTATCCCGTCGCAGCCCGCTGCCGCGCTGCGTACCGCACCGCTTCACTATCCCGTCACGCTGGCCGTGACAGTCGAGTACAAGAGTAAGACGTACCCCAAGGGTACGAAGATCGACCGCCCGACCGCTGTGGCCCTCAAAGCCGCAGGTCTACTCACAGACCCGCGTATCGAGTAGACTGATACGCCAGATTGCTGTATAATGTGGGTACGTCGATACGAAGGAGAAACGACATGGCGTGGTTCACACCAGAACGGCGTAAGGCCATTTATGGAATCGTGGGTGCAGTCTGTATTGCGCTCACCGCGTTCGGCATCGTCTCGACCGACGATCTGCTGCGGATTCTGGCGGCTGTCACGGGCGTACTCGCCGGACTCTCGAACTTCATGGCGTTCCTCAAGACCAACGTGGATACCGGGACGCAGGAGTTCGTGGATTCGTGTGGTGCTTCCGCGCTCGATGGAGACCCGACCGAGGATGGCGACGCGTGATGAAGAACAAGGCTGCTCCGTTCACCAAGAAGGACGGCAAGGACAAGGCCGACAAGAAGAAACTGAAAAAGGTCGGCAAGAAGTAGGGACATGGGCGGTCGCGCACACGGTTCTGCTCGTTACGGGGTGCGACGCGGTGCGTAAGGGGCAAGGCGCGCCACCGATTTTCAGACGACGGACAACCGTCGTCTTTCGGCGTATCTAGGAGTCCCATGTATGGCCACGAAGGAGTCCGCACATGAACAACACACGCGGACACGCGGAGGTGGGCTAGATGACGCTCTCACTTACGACCGCTGGCTTCCATGCCACTGGTGGCAATACCGTCACTCGCGACGGCCTCTACGCCGTCCACAAGTTCCTCGGCTCGTCGTCGTTCGTCTGCACCGGCTCTGCCACGGGTTCGGCGCTGGTCGTGGGCGGTGGCGGTGGCGGTGCTGGTGGCAACGCTGGCAACTCGGGCGGCGTTCGCAAGACCGACTGGCAGCTCCTCGACACCGTGAGGACGCTGCTCGCCGGGGATGGCACGAGCGCAGTCGCCGGGGCCCTCGGGGTCTCGCTCACCTAGAAGGCCACGGAAGAGGTAAGACTCGATGGCGCTGAACAGAACCGTACAGGGGCCCTCCACGTCGGCAGGCGTTCAGTCGGTCGCCGACGTGCTGATCGGGTTCCTGAGCACCGGGGCCACGGCGGCCATAGATCTCCGCGTCTCTGGATCGGTCGACTATCAGATTCAGGCGGGCCCGAGCGCGATCTACCTCTATCGGTGGGCGAGCGGGTCTGCGTACAGCCTCGGTGGCTCCGGCTCGACAGGCGCCCACTACCGCTTCGGGATCCTCGGATCGAACATCAGGGTCTACTCCTCCCCTGACGGGCTCGTGTGGGCGAAGATCGCCGACCTCACGAACACGGTAGTCTCAGCTCCGGGCGATGTCATCATTGAGCAGCAGGCGACGGAGGAGCTCTACACCACTCGTGACGCCGTCGTCGTCACCGGGCTCCCGACCGGCTACTACGCACGCCTCAGCGACGGGACGAACAACGTCGACGCGGCGGCCTCTGGCGGCACCGCCACGCTCTCCCCGTCGGTCGCTCAATGGTTCGGGCCGTGGCCTCTGAGCATCTACGACGGCAACCCCTCATCGGGAGGAGTGAAGCAGGGCGCCAGTCGATCCGTATTCGGGGGAGACTCGTGGGCCTACTCCGTCGACATCCCCTCGCCCCTGTCTAGGACGACGCCGGGAGGGCTCGCTACCCGCTTCCCGAATCTCTCCGACACCGTCGGCCTCTGGAAGTGTCTCGACGGGGCAGGCACCACCGTCGTCGACACGACGGCGAACGCGAGGAATCTGACGATGCTCGGGGGATCCTCATGGGGATCCGTCGGGGGCGCACCCGACCTTATCTCCAACGGGACGACCATCGGGGCGCACGTCCTCTCGTCTCCGCTGACGGCCGTCTCCAACTTCACGCTTGAGGCCGTCTTCAAGCTCGGCACGCTGCCGGGCAACGGAGCCGACGCGATGATCGCCTACAACGGCACAGACTCAGGCGGCTACGGCCTCCTCGTGAGAGGGACGGCCGGGGGAACGGCGGTCTTCGGATCCCTCTACGGGGGCACCGTCTACATCATCCCGAGCGACACGCCCGTCCTCGCCGACACTTGGTACTACGCGGCTCTCGTCAGGGAGTCGGGCGGGACGACGAGGATCTACCTCAACGCGCTCGTGTCGGCGACGACCTCGAACAACGCGCCCCTCTCCATCCCTGCCCGCTTCACCATCCTCGGGCGGTATTGGGATCTGACCTCCCCGGCCTCCCTGACTCCCGGCACGGTCGCGGGTGTCAGGATCTCGAACACCGCGCACGCGGCAGCAGCGATCACCTCGACCTACGCGGCCCTCAGGGCTAACGTCACCGTCACGGCGCTCCCTGCGGGCTACTACGCCCGCCTCAGCGACGGCCTGCATACCGTAGACGCGGCGGCCTCGGGCGGGTCGGCAACGCTCTCCCCCTCCTCGATGACGGGCGTCGGGCCGTGGCTCTTGCAGATCTACAACGCGAACCCGGCGACGACGGGCGTGCAGCAGGGCGGCGACGAGATCAACGTCTTCGGAGGCGACTCGTGGGCTGGCAGCGAGTTCGCAACGACGAACTATCCCCTCATCACCCGCACCTCGCGCGGCTTGCTCAACCTGATTGGAGCGTGACCATGTACGCAAAGGCCGGGCAGGCGGGCGTCCTCATCGCCCACTTCGTCGCGTCGGGAGCAGCCGCAACAGGGCTGACCGTGACGGGCAAGGTGTGGGAGATAGCCGACAACGGTACGAAGAACCCGAACGACACCACTGGCACGACGCTAACCGTCACCGAAATAGGCGGCGGGGCGTACAAGGCACCATACACAATGGGCGCGGACGGGGTGCCTATCGGGGTGCTCTCCACCACGGGCACGGCTGACGTGAAGTCGGTACCCGCGTCGTTCGTGCATCTCGGGACGCTGGACACCATCGTGACCGCCGTTGGCGACGTTCACGCGACCGACCTGCCAGCGATAGCATCGATGCTCACGGACATCCACGGAACCGACCTGCCCGCCGTCAAGGCGGACACGGCGGCTATTCACACCGCGATTGACGACGGAACCAACGGCTTGTCCGCAATCAAGGCGGCTATCCCCGCTGCCGCGCCAACGGCTGATGCGAACGCGACCGCGCTGCTTGACAACGCGCTGTCTGGTCACACCACGGCTGGAACCGTCGGCAAGAAGTTGACCGACCTCGCCAACGCCGACCTGTCTGGGGTCGCCACCGCGTCCGCACTCGCCACGGTCGATACTGTCGTAGACGCCATCCTTGCCGACACAGGCACCGATGGAGTCGTGGTAGCCGCCGCGAGCAAGACTGGCTACGCACTCACCACCGCACCGCCCACCGCAGCCGCCAACGCAAGCGCGGTACGCACCGAACTCGGTACCGAACTCGGACGGGTGGATGCGGCTATCAGTACTCGGCTGGCAACTGCGGGCTACACCGTTCCGCCGACCACCGCACAGATAGAGGCGGCATTGCTCAACGAGGGCGACTCCTCGGCGCTGTTGCAGGCCATCGCGGATAAGGTATCCGGTGACTGGTCTGCTGGCGACGTGTCTGCTACCGCAGTAGCGTCCGCAGTACGGACGAACCTCGCCACAGAACTCGGGCGTATCGACGAGAACGTGTCCTCCGCCAAGGCGCTCACGAGCGCGTACGACGCTGCAAAGACAGCGGCGAGTGCTACGGCCCTTGCCGCCATCGACACACTCATCGACACTGTTGATACTGTGGTGGATGGCATCGCCACCGACGTAGCCGCCGTCCACGTCCACGTCGGCACCATCGAAGGGTTTGGCGCACCGCCGTCCATCGCTTCACTCGCCACGGCGACGGCGGTTTCTGACCTGCACACGGATGTCGGAACCGTCATCACCGCCATCGGTGGAGTGAATACCGACACCGACGAGATACTGACGCGCATCCCCGACGCTACGGCTGGCGCGACGGGTGGCCTCGCAATCGTCGGAAGTGCGATGGGCGCTGTCGCATCCGTGACCGCAGCCGTCTCCTGCACCGACGCGACCGCCGCCAAGGACGACCTCGCCAACGCGACGGACGGCCTCGGGGCGCTCAAGGCGATACTCGACACGGCTGGTGTCAAAGTAGCGACCCTGCCCGACGTACAACTCGCTGCAACACAGGACCACATCACGCCCATCTCCTCGCTCACGGGCATCGCTACCGCGACGAACGTCTCCGACGCGCAGACGGCCATCATCGCCACCCTGCCCGACGAAGCACCCGCGATGATTACCGCTGATGCTATCGCTGACGAAGTGCAGACGCGCACCATCGCGCGCGTGACGCTCGTGGACACCACGACGACCAACACGGACATGGTGAGTGTGAGCGGACTGTCTACCTTTGCGCCCGCCACGGATGTTGTGGCGCACGTTACATTGGTGGACACAACCACAACCAATACGGATATGGTATCCGAGCCTCCCACGATGGTTGACCTCAGCGACCTGCCGACTAACGCCGAACTTGGCTTGGCTATCGCCGCCCTCGCCACCGTACAGGCCGCGCCTGACATCAGTGGACTCTCCACGTTCGACCCCGCGCTCGACACGGTGGCTCACGTTACACTGGTCGATACAACCACCACGAACACTGACATGGTTGCTACTGCGCCGTCCATCGCGGACCTGCCGACGAACTTGGAACTCGCAAGCGCAATCGCTGACCTCGCGCATGTGGACGCGGCACCGGACATCAGCGGGCTGTCCACCTTCAATCCCACTATTGAGACCGTCACACTCGGTGTAGCCTACGACCACGCCAAGGACGACGTGCTCACAGGTATCGCTGGTCTGTCGGCGGTTCAGTCCGCACCCGACATCAGTGGTCTTGCCACATCTCTGCAAGTCGCCGCGCTCAACCATGTGGACGCAGCGCCTGACCTCAGTGGTCTCGCCACCAAGACGGAAGTGCTTGCGCTCTCCCCCGTGACCGCCGCCGCAGACCCGGCTGACGTTGCCGCGCTCATCCTTGTCACTCCTGCCAACAAACTCGTCACGAACGTAGACGGCTCCGTGAACGCAGACGCTACCGTTGATACCGCCGCCATCGCCTCCGATGTCGTGGATGCGCTGGCGGTCGCGGGCATCCCGACGCTTGGTGTTATCGAAGCATCGACGGTACTCGCCATGAAGGCTGACGTGGCGGCGATACAGGCACCGACGTTCTCGGGTACGGTCACATTCGACGGTACTGTCGAGGCAGACATGACTCCCGTCACCGAAGCCATCGCCGCGATTCCCGCTCCGACATTCGACGGCACTGTGACGTTCAGCGGCACGGTCTCGGCTCCGAGTGTCACCGTCAATCCGACGGTGCTCTCGACAGGTGAACGTGCAGCCATCGCTGCTGCGACAGATGGTCTCATCACAACCAATCACGGTACGGGCACCTATGGCTCAGCCACTCTGGCGGAGGGCGTCACCATCACCCCCGCGACGCTAGACACTAGCGGCGAGGTACTTGGCCGCGTCATGCCCTATGGTGTCGTGACGGTCTACCACGGCGAGGACGCTGAGTACCAGTTCACCGCTGACGCGGATGGCGACTACTCTTACGACCTACCTGCGGGCAGCGTGTGGACACTCATTGCACGAAAGTCTGGGTATCTGGATACCCTCGCCATCACAGATGGTCTTGCGACCGGGACGTTCAACCCCACACCCGACGAACTAGTCATCATCACACCCGCGACTCTCGACACGATGGGTGAGGCGCTTGGTCCAGTCATGCCCTACGGGGTCGTGACAGTCTCGCTCAACACCGTGGCTAAGTATCGCTTCACGGCTGATGTTGATGGAGATTACACTTATGCGTTGCCCGTCGGTCATGTTTGGACGCTGCTGGCGCGACACGCTGGCTACGAGGACACCTCGGCTGAGGTCTCGACTGAGGGCGTGTCGTAGACCTCCTCATTCGCCAACCGCATAGAAACCCCGCAGAAACGCGGGGTTTCTTGTTCTAGTCTCGAAAATCGTGTATAATGTGGCGTATGAATCCAAACGACGAGCGGGCTGGTCTAGAGATAGTATTCCACGACACCACCCGACCCGTCGTCGAACGGGTGCTCGCGGGCGACGCGCTACGCTATTCTCTCGCCAAAGACAAGCAGCCCGCCGACGCCGTAGCCGCTGAGGTCATCGCCCTTGGGTTGACCTGCGCGACGGACCATCAAGTTTACGACGCTCTGGAGCGTGCGTACATAACCCGCGCTCCCAACAATTTCCACGACTACCTCATCGCACTCGAATGGAACCGTCCGGCGAAGTCACGGTTCTACCAGCCGCGCAAGGCGGTGATGCGCGAGTTTGCCGATTCGTTCACCGAGATGATGGTCAACGACGTGTACGACATCATCCTGTTCTCGATGCCCCCGCGCGTGGGCAAGACGACCATCTCGCTGTTCGGCCTCTCGTGGCTCATCGGTCGCAATCCCGACAGTCCCATCCTTGGGTCGGCATTCGCTGAGAAAATCACCACGATGCTCTACGGCGGACTTCTCGAAATCTACGATGATCCCATCTACAACTACCACGAGATTTTCCCTCACATCAAACTCGTCAACACGTCCGCAAAGGACTTGACCCTCGACTTCCGCGATGACGGCAAAGAGTCGTCACGGAAGTACAAGTCGGTCACATGCCGTGCCATCGAGGCGTCACTACACGGCTCGACCGAGGCGCGTCAACTGCTCTACTGTGACGACCTTGTGAGTGGCATCGAGGAGGCATTGAGTCCTACCCGACTCACGATGCTGTGCGACAAGATGACGACGAACCTCTACAGCCGTCGCAAAGAGGGCTGCAAGGAACTTCACGTCGGTACTCGTTGGTCGATTCACGACCCCATCGGACTCGTCGAACGGCAGAACGCGGACAACCCACGCTGCAAGATAATCCGCATCCCCGCGCTCGACCCCGAGACGGGCGAATCGAATTTCGATTACCCATACGGTGTAGGGTTTTCCACCACGTACTACAACGAGTTGAAGCGTCTCGAAGACGATGTGACGTGGCAATGCGTCTACCAGCAGGAGCCAATCGAGCGTACGGGTCTGCTGTTCCCCGCAGATTCGCTCAAGTACACACTCACACCATTCACCGCCGAGTACCTGAAAGACAATCCGCCTGACGACATCTTCGCATTCTGCGACGTGGCGTTCGGTGGGGGCGACTTCCTCTCCATGCCCATTGCCTACCAGTGGGGCCTCGATCCGCCCGTTATAGCAGACGTGGTATTCACGAAGGGCGGATACACGGAGAGCGAGCCGTTGGTATCGGGAACACTCGTGTCGCGGCAGGTGCGGCGTGCGGTGTTTGAGGCGAACAACGGTGGTGACTTCTATTCCCGCGATGTGGCCCAACTCGTAGCGGCAACTGGACATATGTGTCAAATTACTGCCACGAGAGCGGCATCGAATAAGAGCAAAGAGACGCGCATCGTGCAGCACAGTCCTGCTATTCGCGAGTTCGAGTTCCTTGACCCATCTAGTAAAGACGCGGATGGCAACTACCTCGCGTCACCGATGTATCGAGCATTTCTGATGGGCCTCACGTCATACACGATGAGTGGCAAGAACCCGAATGACGACGCACCTGACTCGCTGGCCGGATTGGCGGCGATGATGCGTACGAACCTCAATGCGACACTCACGGTCTTTGATCGCAAGCACATCTGACCAAGGAGGCCGGTTTGGAACCACACGAGTATTGGGTGTCATTGGCTCCGCTGAGTGGTGAGGAAGTCGGACGACGACTCGGCATCGATGGCGGCAGTGCACGACGCAAGATACGCGACGCGAAACGTGAATATCCGAAACTCGATTGGTTCGGCGGCGTGCTCGCACCCGCCATCACCACGGCGAAGACCCGCATGGGTATCGGCTACTGGGACATGCACCATCCGAAGCACGACAAGAAACTGTGGAGCAACGTGCTTCGGTATGTCGCAGACACCGACCCCGACATTTTCGTCTTCGGTGGCGACAACGAAGACCTCGAAGTCGTCTCGCATTGGGTCAAGGACAAGCGAAAGGTCGTCGAAGGCAAGCGACTCAAGCGAGACTATCTCGACTTCAACCGGGATGTGCTCGACCCGCTCGATGCGATTCTGCGTGAGAACGTCGAGCGAGTGTTCCACCTCGGGAACCACGAGGATTGGGTACGACAGTACCTCGACGTCCATCCTGAGATGGAAGGCATGATAGAGTTCGAGGAGTATCTGCATCTTGACGGATGGCGAGTCATCCCGTATGGCGAGATAGCCAAGTTCGGACATCTTCACTCGATGCACGGAACCTACACCAACATCCATCACGCCTACAAGACAGCACAGGTCTACAATCGAAGCATGATGTACGGGCATATGCACACCCTTCAGACTCACACCATAGTGACCCCACTCGATTCATTGCCCTACGCGGCCACCTCGGTACCGTGTGCGTGCGAACTGAACCCGTCGTACCGGCTCAATCAACCCAATAGTTGGGTGACAGGCTTCACAGTCTTCTACATTCGTCCCGATGGTCAGTTCAACCTTTTCCCGGTCGTCGCTATTGATGGATGTTTCACCGCCCCGGACGGTACCTACTATGGCTAGGAGACGGCAATGATTACCAACATCCCGTCCGACGTGTCGAGTGGGCGCAACGTGCTGCGTACCGACTTGACGACATTCACCGTCGAGAGTCTGAAGACAGACCTCGCGCGCGTGCTCCCGCAGCACGCGTACAACCGCCAGCAGATTCGCGCGCTTCAGGAATACCTGAAGGGCTGGCACCCCGTCATTCAGGACAGGGAGAAGACCACGCGCACGGACGTGGACAACAAGATAACCGTTGACTACGCGTACTCCATGACCCGCGACATCGTGGGCTATTTCCTTGGCAAGCCCATCCAGTACACGAACCGTAAGGGCACGTTCCGCAAGCAAATGGAGAACTTCGTCGCGTGTCTGACTGCCGAGAACAAGGCACTCGTGGACTATCAGATAGCCCAAGACTGCTCGATCTGCGGCGTCGGCTACCGGGGGACGTTCAGTGAGAAGAATCCCCTCAATGGCACACATCTGAAGTTGCTGCGTCTCGATCCCCTCGACACGTTCGTCGTCTACCCGGCCAACCCCGTCCTGCCGCCCGCATACGCTGTGACCACTTACGAGTCGGCACCTGATAACTTCTTCGGCCCAGCCATGTCGCCGGGTGGGGCCATCACGTATTACAAGGTCTACACCCCTGACAAGATGTTCACGTTCAAGGATGTTTCGCTCAACGGTCAAGACCCGATGGTGGGTGGATTGCTCGAAACCGCAGACGAGCCGGTTGACATCAACTTCGGTGGCGGACTGCCCATCACCGAGTATCAAAACAACTTGTGGCGACTCGGTGACTGGGAGATGGCACTCTCGCTCATGGATGCGCTCGACGGCGTGGCGTCTGATGGTGCGAACGATATCCAGCAGGCCGTCAACTCCGTGCTGGTCGTTCTCGGCGCTACGATGACCGATGAGACGTTCGCCAACCTGTCAACGCATGGATTCCTCTCTGTGTCCGATATTCCCACGGGAGTGAAGCCCGAGATCAAGTTCATCTCAGAAGCGATGGATGCCCCTGTCGGTGTCGCCATGCGTGACTATCTCGAAGCCACCCTCCGTGTCATCGTTGGCGTGCCTGACCGGAAGACGCGCGGCGGTGGCGGTGGCGACACAGGCGACGCTGTGTTCATGCGTGATGGCTGGCAGGACATCGATTTGGTGGCGTGCGCCAAAGAGCCGTACTTCATTCAGGCCGAACGTGAGGCTCTATCCGTCATGCTCTACATCCTCGGGACGTTCGATGAGGTATCAAGCATCAAGGCTACGGACATCGCCATACACTTCAATCGCAACAAGACTGCAAACCTTCAGAGTAAGGCGCAGGTCTACCAGAGTCTCACCAGTGGCGATTCACCTATTGCTCCTATTGACGCACTTGACATCGCTGGTTTGACGAATAACGTCCATGATGTTATAATGCGTATGGAGACTTTTGCTACAGAAAATGCAGCAAAGGCCGCAGAAGCGTTGAAAGTAATCAATGCCAACACGAACTCAACTACCGACGGTGCAGCCACGACTGACAAAACGGCTGACCCCAAGGTGAAGAAGGGCGTGAAGGTAACTACAGGGGCGAACACCAAAACTGCGTAGCAGGGGTGTTGTTCGACAACTGACGGGAGCGTTGCAATGCTGAAAAGAGAAGATTTCGCAACTGACGAACAGTGGGCCGCGTATGAGGCCGATCTCGACCGGGAACGCACGCAGGCGTCTGTCACCGCACGCACGAACGCGCTGAAGGATGCCGACAAGGACGTGGATGCCCGAATCGCGGCGGCAATCTTGGAGGAGCGAACCAAACTCGAAGCGAGTGAGACCGAGCGCCTTGAGATGGATCGCAAGAAGATTGAGACTGAGCGGGCCACCCTCGCAACCGACCGCAAGAGTTTCACAGCCAGAAAGACGTTGCTGGGTGCGGGTTTCGGTGACGAGGATGTCACCAACCTTCTCCCGTTGTTCACATCAGTTGCCGATGCAGTCTTCGACACGACCATCGAGTCGTTCATCAAGGTGAACTCGGCCACGGTGAAGTCTCAGGTCGATGCAGCAAAGCAAGCACTCCTGACCAATGCAACACCCCCGAACGGCCAGACCACGGCCCAGACCGATGCGTTGCACTCCGCGAACGAACTGGCCGCAAAGGGTCAGGATGTTGCAGCCGTGGACGTGCTACTCAAAGACGCGGGCTACTAACCACTAAGGAGCACTACAGATGGCCCTTTCTCCCGTTGGAACGCAGGGTGTGTTCGCGCCCGTCAATATCGCAGGTGTCCTGTTCGCCAAGACCGATGTGCGTACCCCGCTGTTCAACATGCTCGGTGGGGTCGCGTCGAGTGCTCGTGAGTTCCTGTGCAGCGCTGAATACAGCCTCGGTGCAGCCTCGCAGCCTGCCATCTCTGAGGATGCGTCGCAGACGGCCCCCGCGCCGACCTACGACACTCCCACGCAGGACAAGAACGTCACGCAGATGTTCCACCGTTCCGTTGCTGCGACCTACCGCAAGATGTCTAACACGGACGAACTGACTGGTCTGAACCTCGCCGGTCAGAGCAACAACGTCCAGAATCCGCTCGCGTTCGCCATCGCCAACCGCACGGCTGAGATTCGCAATGACATCGAGTTCACCATCATCAACGGTGTGTACTCGCTTGCCACGACCTCCGCGACCATCGACAAGACTCGTGGCCTGAACGCAGCCATCGAGACCAACGTGGTCACTGGTGGTAGCGATGAACTCGGCGGAGACATGCTCATCGAACTCGCGCAGGGCGTCGTCACTGATTCGCCGTACGGCCTGCTCGGTGTGACGGGTGTTCTGAACCCGGAGCAGATGGTTCAGTTGAACAAGATCATTCTCAATCAGGGTCAGCGCGCCTCCATGAGTGACGCTGGTTCGGCTCTGACGACGTACCTCACCCCGTTCGGTCGCCTGAACTTCATGGCTCACCGCTATCAGCCCAACGGCACCGCTGGTTTCTACAACCTCGGCATCTGCCGCAACGTGCTTCAGGGCGTTCCGGGCAAGGGCAACTTCTTCTACGAGGCGCTGGCCAAGGTCGGCGCTGGCGAGTCCGGTCAAATCTTCGGCCAGTGGGGTCTGGATTACGGTCCCGAGTGGATGCACGCGAAGATCACGGGTCTGAGCACCACCACCACGGCCACCACGGCTCCGCAGGTCTTTGTCACCAACGGTTCTGGTTCGCCGGTCTTCACCGACGAGGTTTCGTAGGCATCTGACATGGCCTTCGATGTCACAGCCATAGCCTCTGACATCCCCGATGCTATCTTGGTGTGGTGTGGGGTCGCAAGCCCCACACCCGCCGAGGTGGCAGCGGCAGAGATGGCTGCTACGGCTGCAATCGACACCATCAAGTTCTACCGCAAGGTAGACGACTTTGAGGCCGTGTATACGTCATTGGCAATCGAGATGGGGGTCTACGCCTTCTCGAAGCGCGGCGTGGATGGCACCATAGCCTTCAGCGAGAATGGCGTAGTGCGCAGTTTCGAGAAGGGTTCGTTCCCGCCGTCGATGCTCGCACGCATCGCCCTTTCCGTCGAGACTGGATAAGATGCCGACTTTCGCCGCAGGACTGAAGCGGCCCGTGTGGATAGCCCACGGGACGATGGTCAACGGCGTACGGCGGTACGGCACACCTGTTCTACATCACTGGAACTGGCGGGGATTGAGTTCGACCATCGGCATGATGACGTTCGGACCTGAGTACATGGACTACCGCCGTGCGGTCACTGACATATCGGAGACTGTCGGCATCTCGCAACTTGACAGGGTTTGGCTTGACGAGACGCCACTTGAGACAGTTGACGCGCTGGCGAGCACCGCAGAGTTCTACGTGCTTGGCGTCGTGCCTAGTGCGGGTGGCATCGCAGACGTGACGTTCAAGCGGTTGAGCCACGATGATTAGAGTCCCGCTTCCGCTGAGTGTCGAGAATGTACGTCAGTTGAAGACACAGATAAAGGCACTCGCCAAGTCGTTGAACGACAAAGTGAAGGTTGACATCGAACGGGCCGTCTGTGGTTCCATCGCAGAAGATGTCCAAATAGGCATTGCGATGATTCAGGACGTTGACGGCAACTATCTCGGTGGAGACCCGTCTGCCGTAGGCGTAGAGGTCGGACTGATTGGGCACGATGTTATTTGGCGGGGTAAGCAGATAACGTACCTTGAGTTCGGAACGGGTGCGGTGGGTGCAGCGGGGCACTATCCGGGTGCAGCCATGCCGATGTCCGGCTACATGCCCGACCCAACCAAAACTGCATGGAACTACAAGAATATGGGACACCCCGTTACATCATTCGGTGAGGTGCCGCACGCCCCGATGTGGAACGCGGCGATGGCCATGCGTCGAGCAGGCGCGCTCATCCCTGCGAAACGGATAGTAGAGGAGGCGTTGCGACGTGCGGTCACTCTATGACGACATCGTGACTGCCCTCAGCGAACACACCTTCACGATAGCGAATGTTGCTGTCCGTAAACCGTACGAGGATTCACCCAAGGAATATCCGCTCATCGTGGTACATGAAATCACAAACCTTCCGACAGACCACGCCACCGTGAGCGGTGAGGAACGAACCATTCTCGCGTATCAACTGGACATCGTTGCACGCGACTGTCTGGACAACGCGGGCAACGTAGTGGGTCGAGCAGATGCGTCAAGACTGTTGATGTACGAAGTCAGCGACCTGCTCGACACCATGAAGGTGACACGTAGAACCATCACGCCGGGGGCACCTACCCTTGACACGGTAACGACGATATGGCGTGGCGAAGGCGTGTTGGACTCGTACGGGTACACGTACAGACGATAAGGAGCAATCAGCATGGCACAGATTACTGCTGGAATCAAACTGTTCTTCGGTGACGCTGCTGTCAGCGGCTCCACCATCACCATCCCGACCTCGTGGACTGAGATTCCCGACATCACCTCGGTCCCGGCAATGGGCACGGCCCCTGCGAAGATCGAGACGACCACGCTCGCGGAACTGCGTCAGAAGACGTACATCAACGGTCTCATGGACTTGGGTGGGTCGTTCACCTTCGACGCGCACATGACCCCCGCGCTGGTCGATGCTGTCAACCTCGCAGCCGCCGACGCCGCGTCAGGCAAGACGCGCGCGTTCTCCGTCCAGTTCCCCGCGCCGCTTGCGATGCGCTACTGGTGGACTGGCACCATCCTGCCTGTGGCTCCGGGCGATTCCAAGACCGACGCTGCTGTCAGCACGATGCTCTACATCTCGCAGGCGACTTCGCTGGTTGAGGTTTCCGAGGCTGTTTCTTAGCAGGAACGAGGGTGGGCGACCAGCCCTAAGTGGTCGCAACGCATTATCCATCTGTGAAGGAGAGAGCACATGACCAGCGTTGACTATGAGGGAAACACGTACGACCTTAGTCTGACTCGTGCGGGCGTACGCGCGGCAGAAGCACAGGGGCTTTCATCGTCGGAGATTGCTGACAAGCCGTTCTCCGCGCTGAACCTCCTGTTTTTCGCTGCGCTGTATAGCAAGTACAAGATGAACCCGAACAAGTCCGGCGCGATGCTCGACGCGCTGCTTGATGCAGGCACCGTCACGTTCGAGGAACTGTTCACCGAACTGTCGGAAGCCTATGTCGAACTTTTCAACTTGGGCGGGTCGAAGGAGTAGACCTCGGCTCGCAACCTGACGCGAAAGTCTACACCAGTCTCAGTGAGTATTTCTCGGATTTGTGTCCACAGGTCATGGCTATCGGTGTCTCGTACGAGGAGTTCTGGCACGGCGAGCCTGCGATAGTCGGATACGCCATCGAGACTGAGAAGTTGCGTCAGAAGAACACCGCGATTCTCAGCGACGTGGCAGCATGGAATACGGGTCTGTACGTTATGATCGCGGTGGGTGTGGTGCTGTCTCAAGCGTTCGACCGCAACAGCCAAGCCGCCTATCCGAGTGAACCGTTGCTCGCCACGGAACTCGACGAGCGGTTGAAGAAGGATAAGTACGAACGTGATCTGCGTAAGCAGCGAGACGATTTCCTCGCCCTCGCAGCGGCACTCTCGTTGCAGAACTCGAACGGGGCAGGCACAGCATAGGCGTGTCTGCCCCGTTCGTTACCTGAATGGATGTTCTAGATGTCTAACGCCACCACGGTAGACGAACTTGCCATCAACGTAGTTGCGGAAGCGAAACCCGCTGCTGATAGTATTGGTCTGCTTGTTACAGCGCTCGAAGGTCTTGATGCGATTCTGGCCCCTGCGGTTGCCAAACTCGCAGCCTTGGCTGTTGTTATCCCTAAGGTCAGCATGTCTGCGCTCAAGGGTACTATCGCCTCGGGTTCTGTTGAACTCGGCAAGACAGGTACCGCCGCAGACAATGCGCGTGCTGAGTTGCTTAGATTGGGGAATCAGTTTAGGGAGACCCAGACCGGGATGGCGGCTGGCACCATTCCAGCCAACACAGCCTTCAAGCAAATGGGCACTATCTTGGGGAATACCAATACCCAGATAATGCAGATGAAAAGAATTGGCACCGACCTAATCCCGTCTAGCGAACTTGAACTTGCCGACGCGGGGTTCAGTAAGATGGACTTCGAGGTTAAGAAGTTGGCGTCAAGTCTCGGCGTTGTTCCGCCTTCGCTGAACAAGGCATCTATTGCGGCAGAGCGTTTCGGTGGGTCGCTGAAATCCTTTCAGAACAACACTAAGAACGTTGACCCCATCTCTCCGAACTTCCCGGTGCAACTCGACCAAGCGAAGCGTGCGCTCGCACAGATGAAGTCGCAGTTGTTCGCCGTCTCCCGTGAACAGTCAACGGGAGGCGCATTCAACACGACCCAAATCTCGCGGTATAGCAGCGCGATATCTGCTGCCACGAATCGTCTTCAGAAGTTGACGACAACCGCAGCGTTCGCACAGAAGATGCAGTCTTCTACTGTGATGATGGGTGGCGCGGGTTTCCCAGCCGCGCCGTTGGCATACACCCCCGCCTTCACGCAGTCGGCTACGGTGGCTAGTGCTGCCATGAAAACCACCACAGCAGCCATCAAGGAAACCGCGCCTGCACTGGCAACCGTGCAAAATAAGGTCTCGTCCTTCACTCAGAAACTTCAGGCGATGGGGACGGACGGCACGAAGGCAACGAACATGTTGGGTGGCTCGTTCATCCAGTTGCGCTCTACTATCTTCTTCGCCTTCTTTGCCATCGGCGCGTTGGTCGTGCTGTTCAAGGCGTTTGTCGGCGCGTCGGCTATGCTCATTGAGAAGATCAACCTATTCCAAGTCACGATGGGCAAGGGTGCCGAAGCCGCGAGTGCGTACGGTGACGCAATCACCAACGCGCTCGGACTCGACCCGATGGCGTTCAAGACCACCAATGCAAACTTCCAACTGTTGGCTGTTTCGCTCGGGATGACGGCAGAGAAAGCGACCATCGTCTCGCGCAACCTTACCCAGTTGGCTTACGACTACGCCTCGTTCAAGGATATGTCCTTCGCAGATGTCGAGGCTAAGTTCACCTCGGCGCTCGCGGGGCAGACCCGCGCTGTGGCTCGGTTGGGTATTGATGTGACGCTCGCCGCGCTGAAGGTCGAAGCCCTCAAAGAAGGCATCAAGGGAAACGTAACTGAGTTCACCAAGGCGAACAAAGTCATCCTGATGCACAACATCATGCTTCGGCAGTCCACGTTGGCGCAAGGCGACCTCGCACGAACGCTGGCCTCTCCAACGAACATGATGCGTATTCTGGGCGACCAGTTCCAAGTCGCCGCACGCACCATCGGCTATCTGTTCATCCCTGCGTTGAGCGCGATTCTCCCCGTGCTCATCGCTATCATACAGGGGATTACATCGCTCACACAGCGATTCCTCGGGTTGTTCGGAATCGAGATGCCCTCGTGGACGGACATGACGAATCAACTCGGTCAGGCTGCTGTGGGTACCGACGATCTGTTCAACGACATGACCGGCACGGCGGCTGCGACCAAGGCTGCGGCAGATGCCGCGAAGAAACTCAAAGACTATACGATGGGGATTGACGAACTCAACATAATGAAGCCACCGGAGGCCGACAAGGGCGCGGCGGGTGGTCCCAACATCAATCCCTTCGGTGTCTACGACATGATAGGCGGGGCGAAAGGACTGAGTGCCATCGTTGCACCAGTCCTCGCTGAGTTCAAGAAACTCGGTGTCGTGTTCAAACCGTTCCTCGACGCCCTTGGCAGGGTATGGGACGCGCTCAAACCGTTCGTCAAGAACGTGTGGCAGGGTTTCGTGGACTTCTGGAACAACACGATGAAGCCGATGGCTGTGTGGACGATAAACACCATTGGCGTTGCCGCGCTCGAAACCATCAGGAAGATACTCGAATGGTTTAATGACCACCCCAACGCCGCCAAACTGCTTGGCGAAGCCCTCGGCGCGTTCGTCGCGCTGAAGGGTCTTGACATGACCATAGGCATCCTGAGCACCTTTTTCGGTCTGTTGGGTGGGGCGTTTGGCCTATCCAACATCACGGGAGTCATTGACGGAGTAGGGCGTGGCATTGGCGGCATCATCGACGTTGTGGCGGGTATATCCACTATGTCTATCCCTATCAAATCGGCTCCGTGGGTACGTGACCTAACCAACACAGGTATAGGTATCAAAGACTTGTTTGCTGGGTCTGGCGCAGTCGGTGGGGTCGGTACCGCAATCAGTGGGATATTCGATGCCTTCGCTACGGGCGGCGCGTCGGAAGGGTTCACCGCGCTTGGCGCGGCCCTTGGCCCCACTGGTTGGATAGCGATTGGTGTCGCGCTTATCGCCACCGTCATCTGGGCGAACTGGGACAAGATAAGCAAGTGGGGCACGGACTTGTGGGACTCGCTCGCGCCCATACGACAGTTGTTCACCGATACGGTAGCCACGATGAAGACGGCAATGGCACCCGCGATGGACGCGTTGTCCAGCGCGTGGGATCAGTTGAAAGTCGCAATGTCGAACATCTGGGATATAGTCGTGCTAGTGTGGAACTTGCTCGGTCAACCCGTCATTGAACAACTCGGAACGGCCATCAGCGGAATCCTTCTGGCAGCGCTGTATGCACTCGTCATTGCGCTGAGTATCGTTGCGGGTGTTCTGCCGGGCATCATCCAGTTGATTGCCGGATTGGCTGAGGTCATCATCTCGACATTCAACCTCGCGGTAGCCACAGCGACGTTCGATTCCAAGGGCATAGCAAAGGCGCTCGCTGGTATCGGAAAGGGTGTAGCCGACTCCATCGGTGGGTCCGTGAGCGCCGCGACGGGATTTGTGTCGGGCGCAAAGGCGGGCATCACCGCTGTCAATACCAGTATGCAGAAGTTCGCCGCGAACACGGCGACGACCACTAAGACCGTCTCTGCCAACGCGGATAGCATGGGTAAGCATATCAAGGGCGCGCTCACCATCAACACAGATGGGGCTATCAACAACCTCCACAAACTCTACGACAAGTGGGCGAAGATCGCCAAGATTGCGTCCACGGCAGGTTCTATCCAACACGAGGCACTTCTCAACTCGTTCTCGGACACCTTCTCAAATAAGTTCACGAATGCCCCTGCATTCGCCGCAGGCGGTATGCCGACCTCGGGAACGATGTTCCGGGCAGGCGAAACCGGACCGGAACTCACGGGTTCGTTCAACGGCAATCCCAACACAGTCATGCCGCTGGCGAACAGCGGATTCGTCGAGGCGATGGCCTCGGCTGTCTACTCCGCTACCGTCGCTGCGATGGGCACGACGAAGCAGAACAGCGGTGGCACGGGCGATGTGTATATCGACGGTGTGAAGGCAGGTAAGGTCATCAAAGCCAGCACGACTCGTGCTGGTCTCGGTGGCATGGTCTCAGTCGGACAGGCGGGATAACCCACCATGATGAGCGACTACATCCAAATCAGCAAGACCCGTGGTGGTAGTTCGGGTAGTTACACCTACTCGTGGCAGAATATCCCTCTGCCAAAAGTGGACTCGGGCGAACTCGTCTTCTCGACCAACGTCGATGGCGGACGTAACGCGACGGGTACGTTCATCGGTCAGACGGTCGGGTCGGACAAGTGCAAAGTGACACTTGCCTTCCCGCCTCTGACCGACACTGAGTTCCACACGTTCGTCAGTCTCTTTGATCGCTCGCAGGGCGGCACCTTCACCTTTTGGGCGAAGTTCTACGACCCGCGTGTGCGGGCCAAGGTCATCAAGAAGATGTATATTGGCGACCGCAAGGGCGATCCGTTCCGTGTTGGCACAACGTCCGGTGGCGTGCCGAGTCACTGGCTCAACGTCTCCGCAGACTTGATCGAGGTCTAGAATATGGCTGAAGTCGCATACAACGTCTACGACACCCACGTCACTCGGACGGGCGGCAACGAGATATTCCATAAGTTGCCGGGTGTCCACAGCCACGGCTGGTATCACCAATGGGACGCGGCGGGTAACGATTCCATCACATTCACGGGCACGCGTATCCGGCTCTACGCCGTCAAATACGCGCATCATGGTATCGCCACGGTGTCAATCGATGGTGGGGCGGCTACTGACGTAGACCTCTACAGCGCTGACACGGTTGCAAGCACCACGCCCGTCTGGGACAGCGGTGTACTGGTGAGCGATACTCATACGGTCGTGTGGTCGTGGAGCGGACGCAAGAACGCGACAGCGGTCACTGACACCTACGCTGTCGTGCTTGATTGGTTCGACATCCTCCCGCCCCCAAATGCGAATCCGATAGCCACGGGAAACTTCGGCACAATGACGGGGCGGACCACGGCGGTCACGGGAGGCTATAGCGCACAGGTGCGCTACGCTGCCGACGCGCGCAACTACCTCGACTTCATTGTGAATATTCTCACATCAGGCACAAGCACCGTGGCTATCAACGCTGTGCTGGATGGGGTCTCGACAATCGGTGGAGACACGACGTGGACTGCGCCCTACCACATCCCGCTTCCCACGGGTCTCGGACAAGCGTATATCAAGGTCGTGGCGCGTGAAGCGGGCAACTACAAAATCTTCGAGGTGTGGACTGCTCCGTCGGCAGCACCGACCGAGTGGGTGTCCGCCTATCTGTCGTTGCCACTGTTCGCGCTGATGGGGACGAATCAGTGGAGCAACCCATACGCGCTCGGGAGCGGGTATGCGTGGACTGATGTCGCGGCGGCTGACGCTATCGTCCCAAGTCCCCCAAATACCGAGTGGTATGCCAAGAACTTCGAGACTTCGCTGGACGGAGCATACGGTCGAGTGACAATGCTCGGTACGGACGGCCTACCGACGACCAGCTACAGCAATGGTGTTGATGGCAACGATTCCCTCGTGTCTGTGGATACGTCTGAGTATTTTGATCCGACCTCGACGCTCGCGCAGATCAACTCCTGCCAATTCTCGATTCATACCCCGTTCACTAAAGAGACACCGCAGACGACCATCGCTGCATTTTTGGCCACCTTCGCACAAGATCAACCATTCGAGGTCGAACGTGGGTGGATGACCGTTGTGGCGGGTGTGGAATACTACGACATCGTGACGATGGGTCGATTCTTCGTCACCGACGCGACACTGGACAAGAACCAGTGGATATTGAATGTGTCGGCGCAGGATGGGATGGGGCTTCTTTTGGACGCAGCCTATCTGAACTCACCATATGGCGTCATCACCATCGGGCCATATCCCGATGATCCGTTTATCCCACTCCCACCGGGTGATGCGTATGTTCCTCTCCTCGACACCGAACCGCCCTCACAAGTGACGGGCCTTACTGCGTCCAATGGCAATACCACATCCTCCCTGACGTGGGACGCGGCGACCGACAACGTGGCCGTGGTGGGCTACGCGGTCTATGAGGACAGTAGCCTGCTCGCCACTCTCGGGGGGGACACACTGACCTACGCCGCGACGGGACTTACGAACGGCACGACGTACTCGTTCACGGTGGCGGCTCGTGACATTGTTGGCAACTGGGGCGCGGAGAGTGATGCTGTGGAGGCGACGCCTGTGGCGCTAGAAGAAGCACCAACCCCCCAGTGGGTCGTCATTGGTGGCGCAGGCGCGGGCAGTACTGGTGTTGGAGTCAATGACATAGCCACCTCGCCCGATGGCACGACGTGGACTGGCCGGACAAGTCAACTCGCCTCCGGGTATGGCGTCGCGTGGAACGGCTCGCTGTGGGTTGCTGTCGGTATCCGCGCAGGCGGGATAGCCACCTCCCCCGACGGCGTGACGTGGACTGGTCGGACAAGTCCGCTCACCACCGGTTATGGCGTCGCGTGGAACGGCTCGCTGTGGGTTGCTGTCGGCTATGGCACTTACACGACAGCCACGTCACCTGACGGCATCACATGGACTGGCCGGGCAAACCCAATCGTCACCGGTCGTGCCGTTGCGTGGAATGGCTCGTTGTGGGTCGCTGTCGGCCTCAATAGCGGTGATGGCTACAGGATAGCCACCTCCCCCGACGGCGTGACGTGGACTGGTCGGACGAGTCCGTTTAGCACCGGTGGCTATGACATCGCGTGGAACGGCTCGCTGTGGGTCGCTGTCGGCTATGGCACTTACACGATAGCCACGTCACCGGATGGCCTCACTTGGACTCACCGGAGAAACCCACTCACCACCGGTCGCGGCGTCGCGTGGAATGGCTCGTTGTGGGTCGCTATCGGTGACAACACTGATGCAGTCGATGGCGTCGATGCGATAGCCACCTCACCCAACGGCACGACGTGGACTGGCCGGACAAGCCCGTTCACCTCCACCGGTCGTGACGTTGCGTGGAATGGCTCGCTGTGGGTTGCTGTCGGTAAAGGCTACGACTACAACTACGGCATAGGCGACCCCAACAATGTCACTGAAATAGCCACCTCACCCGATGGCACGACGTGGACCGTCCGGGCAAGTCCATTTGCCGACTACCACGATGGCTATGGCGTTGCGTATTGTGTGCCATCGTGACCAACTACAACGGCTAGGGGGTTCCCGCCATGATTCATTCAGGCTTGTTTCTCGGTGCCGATGTGTCGGGCGGCGAGTTCTCCGCTCCCATTTCCTCGACAGACAAGGCGAACGATGTCGTCGCTCACTTCGCCAACCTCCTCGGAGGTCGGTGGTATCTGGATAACACTGGCGTGCGGACACTCGTTTGTACTCACAACATCGACAAACTCGACTACAAAATCAACGCGCTCAACACGTTCGGTATCCCAATATACGAGAAGTACGACCAACCCGTCGCACCGTTCTCGGCGGCGGTTCACAACTACCAGATTGAGACCACATACACCGACATTCTCGATGTGCCGAAGTTCAGCGGATACGACTCAGTGGGATCGTCCATCGCGGTCTCCGTCGCGCACAGCGGATGTGCAGACCGGAAGGTCTACAGCCGCGTGGGGACAACGGACACGGAGATACCAAACGCTATCGTCGAGATGAACACCTACAACACGGTGGTGCGCTCGGACGTATGGATTGCGAGCACCACCCCGCTGACGACGTACGCGCGACTCGTCATCAAGGGCCAGAAGATTGATGACTCGGTGGCGAATGACGCGTCCACGGTCGCAGGAACGAATATCGACAATCCGTTTGTCACGACGCAGTACAAGGCGGATGGCGTGTTGTCGTGGTCGTTCCCCGACTTCGCTGGACGGTCGTACCGATTCACAATGCGCGACGATCCGTCGCTGAAATGTGGAAACATCGTCCAACTCGCTGTGGACAATGAGTATCTAGACGTGCTGCTCATCGAAGCGAAGCGTACTTTCAATGGTGCGGGACGTGTCGAGTACCTAGCGGTCTATGTCGGTACGACCGAGGAGGCACCGTTCCCCGTGGCTGTGACGAGTCCGACAAAGACCATCGGGTCAACCTCGGCTACCTTTGCATGGGGTAACATCACAGGGTATGACGACTGGGACAACGTGGACATCGAATACCTTATCTACGACACCACGACAACCCCAACGCTGATTGCTACCGTGCCCTACCCTGCGACAACCGTGACAGTCGATGGAACAGGCTGGTCGTCCTTCTCCATCGCTGTCCGCGTAGACAACTTTGAGTGGCCATCTGTGGCCTTCGTCTAACTACCTGTACCCTCACTGAGCGAGACTCGGTGAGTGCATAGAAAGACCCCCGTTGCGAGTCCTCTCTCCTTCCCGCAGCGGGGGTCTTAGTCGTGCCGAACTAGATGGTGCGAAGGCGCGTCCGCAGGATGTAGCCGACGGTGGTCTTTGCCCACAGAATGGTGCCACCGGGAACGGCAGTCACCTTGTCACCCTTCGCCAGCGTCTTGAGCACACGCGAGGCGATGCTGGGGTTCAGGCGCGCGTACGCGGTCGGGAAGCCCCACACGATGCGGTTGTATGGCGTGGCCGTCGGCACGGGAACGGGCTTGGGTGCCGCCACGACGTAACCCCACTGACCCACATCGACGGACTGCACGATGTTCCAGTCGTAGTCAATACCGAGGTTGTACGGCTTGGCCCCGTTCTGCTGGTAGAGCGCAGCGGTGGCGAGCCGCTTGCCACTCGACCACGCGAGCGTCTGCCATGCCTTTGCAGCGGAGTGGTTCGCCAGCGCGTGCGCGCACACGTCGTACGATCCGTAGATGCCGACGCGTGATGCCCCGAGCACTTCCGCTGCGCCCTTCAGATAGGCCTCGACCGCTGTGTGGTTCTGCGTGTTGGTGTCACAGGCGAAGTACACAAACGCGTTTGCCGGGCCACCTGCGGCGATGATTCCCGCCTTCGCGGTCTTTGCGCCAGCAACCCCGTCCGCGTGCGCGTTCGAGCCGACCATCATCGTCGCAGTCGTCTCATAGACGGTTACGAGGTCAATACCCGCCTTGCGAAGCGCGTTGCACTCGGCTTTGTCCGCCGTCTTCCATGACGATGCGAGACCGAAATACCGTACGACGACGTTGATCCCCGCTTTCTTGAGCGCGGGGATGACGGCTGCTGCGCTGACCGCACAGTCAATGACCTTCATCACTCATTCCTTTCGTCGAGAGCGTGGATGATGCTTGCTACTTCGCTGACGCTGGTGACAACAAAGGCCATGCCACCCGCGTTTTGTATCTGGTTCATGCGAAGTTCCTGTGGTTTCGTAATTCCATACGAGCCATCGGGCCGCTTGACCTCGACGCCGAGAAAGTAGCCCCGATGACAGACAACGAGGTCGGGCGTCCCCTTCGCAGAGGACGCCCCACCACCGATGTTGATGACGTAGGTCGAGTCACAGCCGCGCAGATACGCGATGATGTCTGACTGAATCTTCGACTCTACTCGGCCCATGCGCTAGTCGAAGTCCTCTGCGTCGTCCTCGACCGGAGCGTCCGTGTCTCCGAACGGGGTGCCCTCACCGATGGTTTGCTTGATGTTGGCGAAGACCGGGATGATACCATTCGCGTTCTCTCGCGTGCCGTCCTTGTGGACGATCTCGACGAGCACGAACTGGTTGAGCAACTGGTCGATGTCGAATGCATCGCCCTCGTTGAGATCGACGCCGAGACCGTTGAGCACGAGGAAGTAGAAGGCCGCGTACCCGCCGTCACTCGTGAGATCGTACTTGTTCTTGAGCGTGATACCCTCGACATCGACGAACTTGATTTCGACGTTCGTGACGTTCGCACGGGGGAGACCCTTGACCTCGACGATCTTGAGGTTCTGCTCGCCCTCGTCCAACAGACGGAATCCCTTGGGCCGACCTTTTCCTACTACGTTAGGCATGACTGAACTCCTTTGATAGATTTTTCCATGTCCTGTGATGGACAACATCGTTGATGGTGCTGGCGGTTACGCCATACATCCGTGCCAACTCGGCTTGCGATGTACCTAATACAGAACTCCTGATTTCGGCCACGATGGCACAAGTCAGTTTGGCGCTGGCACTACGTCTGACATTCTCCGTCATCGAAACAGGTTCCAAATGTGATGGCCGGATGCACGCTCGGTTTCTGCACAGGTGATCCAACTGCATCCCAGTAGGGATTGGGCCATTCGCCCGTGTCCAATAAAACCGATGTGCATTCTGCATCTTTCCATGACACTTGGCCAATCCGTATCCGTTGTGCCCGAACGCCCGCTGCCAAACCCAGCAGGGTGTCTCGTATCCACAATCCCGCTCGATGTAATCCTTGGCTGCGTCTCGACACCGATGTCCCATCACAAATCGCATGGGCTGACCCTTGACCCAGCCTCTTGCTGCTCGGGTTATCGGTGCAGGCTTGGTGGTTTGGCCGCAGCCGCATTCGCATAGCATGACGCCTAGTACTTCTCCTTTGACATCGTGTACGTTAGGGTAACACAGGTGTACTTCTCCAACAGGTTGTCTGCTGCTAGTGCCTCCTTGTCGATGGCTGAACGCTCTGCTCGTTTGACCTTCCAGCCATAGGCTGAAACGGTGTCGTCGTTGTCTGTGAACAGAGCCACGAACTCGGGCTTCATCTTGTCCTTCAGCGTCTTGAGTGACTTCTCAAGTGCGTCGAGGTCGGACTTGGAGCGTATGGTCTCTATCTTGGCTTCCAGAATAGCGGCTTCTTTCGCCATCGTCTCAAGCCCATCATGCTTGACTTCTGTCTTCCGCAGGATGTCGAGGAAGGTCTTGTCAGCCTTCAGTGACTCGTTGAACGCCGGTGAGATGTTGCCGACGACGTGCGCGTCATACCAGTCCATCGCACATGCCATGATGTTTACGATGTCGCTGTCGGATGTTCGCAGGTCGTAGAGTTGTGTGTTGTCGTCCGTGCAGACGAACTCCTCGGGATGGTTGTAGTCCTCGTCATTGAGGAACGCCACGGGGACGAACACGCGCTCCACATCGAGCAGGTAGGCATACGAGAGACCCTGCACCGCGTACGACGCCGGAACGCCGTCGAACCAGTCCTGCGGTCGTGAGGAGGTCTTCGCCTCGATGACGGCAACTATCTTGACACCCGTGCGTGTACCCTTCCACGGCTTGTCGAGCACTAGCGCGTCCCACATGCCGCCGAAGACGGGTTCGCTCGGGAAGTGGTCGTACAACTTCTCGGGAGTGCCGAACCACTGTTCCGGTGTCACGATGTACGGACTGACGTTCTCCTTGCACCACGCGATGAGTGCAGGCTCGATTGCGATGCCAGCACGGGTGTACTTAGACTCGACGAACGGATCTTCCGCCACTCGGCAAATCTCGCACCACGCACCGAAGTCGGTCTTGTACTTGTTGACCCCTGCGATGGCACCGAGGCGTGTACCCGTCATCTTCTTGGGGTTCTTCGTCGGTCCGCTGTCCACGGTGATACGCGTGTGCGTGGAGTCGGCATAGGCCCACGGCTGGAACTTAGCCATTGTCCAGCACCTTCCTCATCTTGAGCGCTTGCGCGTGCCGCGTGATTCGTGCAAGCCGACGCTTCTCAGCACGATTGGGATAGTTGGTCTCGGTGCCTTCTACGAATGTCGGGGCAACGCCCTCCCGAATCTGGTTCATCTTGACTTCAACTTGTGCGCGTGTCGGCATGTTACTCAGCCGCCTTCTCGCCCTCAACGATGATTTCCTCGGCCTTGGTGAGTGTCGCAACGGCCTTGGTCTTCTTCAGGGTGGACTTGCCGTTCGCCCCGACCTTGGGCGTCCCGTCGGCCTCGAAGTGCTCCGCGACCAACTTGACGCAGAACTTCGGGTCGATCTTCTGAGCCGCGAGGATGTTGTCATACAGCGCCTTGGCGAACATGTCCGTGGCGAACGACGCGTCCTCGGCCTTGTCGTCAACGATGGCTTGCTTGATTTCTGCCTTGGCCGCACCGGAGACGTAGCCATTCTTGGCTGCGCCACTGTCGGTGGCTGCGCTGAACGCCTGATCGTCGCCCTCACGGCCCTTGTTGTCGAGCAGGTAGTTGTTGAGGATGAAGTTGCGGAGCATGTTCGTCTGCGCTGCGCCGTTGCAATACCCCGGCTGCATGTTGGAACCGAAACCTGAGATGCAGTAGGTCTCGAACTCGTCCGTGTAGACATCACGCATCGTCACGGCACCGTCGGCCTGTGCAGCGAAGATATCGGCACCCTTGTTGGTCTTGCCGATGATACCGAGGAACTTGACATCGACATCCAACTTGAAGATGAGGTCGTGACTCGTGCAGAGCGCGCAGAGCCACATCTTGTACTGCGACGTGTCGGCGTACTCGTACGAGATGTTGTCAATCACCTTGTCGAACTTGACGCCCGACGCGGCCTTTGCCATGTCGCCCTGAAGCGCCAGAAGACGCTGCTTGAACGACGGAATCGGTGGCTGCTCGGGTACCTGTGCGGACTCCTTGGGGTCGGCCTTCTTGCGCGTCGGCTTCGCCTTCGGCTCGACGACCTCCTGCTGCAACTCGTTTGTCTTCTCGTCTACTGTTGACATTTGTTCCCTCTCCTCTTTCTTTCGGGTGATGAACGCTTTGGCCTTTTCCTTTGCCAACGTAATGTACCACGCCTTGTCCAACGATGTCAAGAGTTTTCCACTATCTCGTAGCGCGTTGTCGTTGTCGATGATACAATGCTCCGGGGTGAGTGGAATCCTCGACCGTCCAGTCTCCTTTCCGTCCTCCATCTTGACCTTGTAGATGCCGCCGTACCACGGCTCTATCGTGGCGTACACCCGGTTGACGCGTTGTACGATGTCTTCGCGCTCGACACCTTCACAATCCACCCACGGTTTGTCGCCCAACGGGTACAGGAGTTGGTGAACGACCTTGCTGAATGTCCGTCCGGCCTTAGCAACAATCTGGAACCGCTCGATGTCATTACATGCGTCTATCGTGTCTGCAACAGGCACGTTGTCCAACAGGAATGACACGACTGCCTCGTCTATGATGGTCGCGCTATTCGACTTGAAGTCGCCCCCGGCATACTTGGCGACGACACCACCCTTCGCCTTGATCTTGCCGTCAGCGAAGCGTAGCACGTAGTTGTTCACGTTGGCTTGTACGATGGACTGTACCTCGTCAGTCTCAACAACGAAGTGAGTCCGACGCTGCCATCCCTCCACGACGCGCTGTACGGTCCGTAGAGACACACGGGGGCATGAAACGACCCATCCGTCGGTGTTGAGTTGGATAAGCGTCAGGTCGTCACCTATGACTCGGTGGATGTTCTCAATGAGGTCGATGATGTAGAGTTGCCCCGACAGACACACGCGGGTGGCCTGCATCGGGTCGAACATCTTGTTGTACTGGTCTTTCATCGTGCCGTACGTCGTATTCAGCACCAGTTTCGCAGCGTCGGCGGTAGCCTTGTCGCCGGACGCCTTCGCCGCCATGCGGGTGTCGTAGAACGTCTTGTAGACGGACGGGTCTGCGACAGCCCGCGACATGTACCCGTTGTTGATGATGAGCGACGGATAGTATGACCCGATGTCTTGCATGAGGATGATTCTGTCCTCGCCGGAAGGACGACTTTGCCCCGATGTCTCCTTGTACGAAGGACGGGCAGCGTGGATGCCACCCAGCCCAACGACACAGGGGCAACCGTGGAACAGGAACTCAACCTTCGGCGCGTCATTGTCCATACAGTTGTCAGTGTTGACTTTCTCGACGTACACTCTGACACTTTCGGGGATGGCGGTGATGTCCACGTTCTCGGGGATTTCGTACGTCTCAAACGGAGCACGGAACTTCTGCGCTTCCATGACCTCGGACACGATGCGAGCATTGGTGTGCTTCAGCATCGTGAGCGGATCAACATGACGCAACTCACACAGGTCTGACTTGGACTTGAGATAGTCGAATCGCAGGTCGTAGAGCGCGGCTGTCGCGTCCACGTCGTGGATACAATAACGCAGCACCTCGGTGCGCTCTATTGTAGTCAGCGGTCGGTCGATGTCGAACGGAACACTCGACTCGACGATGGACATGCCGATGTTCGCTTCGATCTCTTTGAGACCCTTGCGCGGCACGATGTCATGGAACAGGTCGATGACAGGCGGCAGTTCTATCCACGGCTGTCCGTTGAACAGACCCCATACGACAGTCTTGTCGTCGTGACTGTTGATGATGGTGTCGTTGACTATCTTGATGTCCTCGGGGCACCAGCCAAGCAGCACCGCTTTGAGGATATAGGAATCGTAGTCGCGGAAGTTGTAGCCACAGAGGACGGGATTGTACGCTGTGATGAAGTTCTGCACGGACTCGGTGTCGTTCCAGATAGAGATGGTCTGACCGTCACGCTGCCGTTTTGCGACCAGCAGCCAGTCGTTAGAAAAGACCTCAAAATCCGCGTACCATATCGGCTGTGTCATCGCACGTCGCCCCACGTTCGACCCCGGTGTATGTGATTGATAGCGCTGTTGCTCACACCGTACATCTTGGCGATGGTGGACTGTGCTAGTCCTTTGCAGTTCAGCCATTCTTTGATTTGGCTAACGTAGACCGCTGTAAGGTGAGCCACACCACCCCGCCGAACGTTCTCGATATGGGTTGCTGGTTCGAGATGAGCGGGGTTACAACAGGCTCGCTGGCCGCAAAGATGATCGAGTTCCAAACCATCCGGGACAGGGCCAACCAATCGCTCGTAGTATAGTTGATGTGCGTGCCTAGGGTTCATCCGAGTACCACCCGAGCCATAGCCGTCAGCATTGATGCTTCGCTGCCAAATCCAACACGGAGTTTTGTAACCACAGTCCTGCTCGACATACTCGACTGGCGACAACCGGGTGTGATGGTTGTGGATGTATCGACGGGGATGGCCGTTGTGTATGGTGGTGCGTTCGCCGCAACCGCATTGACAGAATCCGTATTCGATGTCCTGTGCCATGTGCCCAACTCCTGTGTCGAATCGCTAACGTGTTTGTACCCTTATTCGCCAACCTCGACAGCCAACTGCAACGATCTGTTCGGCTCGGGCAGTCGCCCACCCAATGCCGCTTCCAGACACGCTACACTACAGAACGCCGCGCGTCCAGTCCCAGTTTCGTCGCTGCGCCAGATGATGGGCAACTTCCCGCGCCGTGCGGGATACCCGCAACGGTGACAGGGAATCTCAGTAGTTCGGCGTGGCATGTTCGCAGCCTTCCAAATGGCACCCGTACTTGTTTCGGATGCAGTACCCGTCGCTGTCCCCGAAGCCGAAGTCGCATTCCGGGACATCAACATAGTCGATGCCAGACGGGATGTCAAGATGGAATCCGTCAATCTCGTCCGCGTCGTCATCGAGCGCGTCTGGATCGTCGAAATCGTCCCACTGTCGATGACCTCGCGGTGTCATGCGTCCCCCTCTGTCGGCTGACTTGCCTGTGTCAACGTGAACCTGCGGCCACCGTCGAGCAACTGAAACCCGAACCATATCTTGACAGTCGCTTTGGTCTCCTCGTCAAACCATTTCTGCTTGCCTATCCACCCCGATGTCTGCAACGCACGCGACAGCGCGTTCGTGGAGCGGACATACTCACCGTTGTTCTTGGCCCAATGCTGGTAGATGCGGTACAGGTCGTTGTGCTTCAGCACCACGGACTCGTCATGCGGATTGCCCGGTGTGCAGCACTCGCCCAAGAACCGCGCCACCCAGTCCTCGTCCACGCGGTACTCCGCGCTCACGCGCACGACGGCGGCGGGCTTGACTGGGATATCGCAACCCATGTCGCAGAACTTGACAGCACCCTCGATGGCCCACGCCAAGATGCCCGCACCCTCGCGCTCCATGAGCATCGAGTGGAAATCAGTGATGATCTCCTCGGGCCGGATGATGGCCTCGAACGGAAGGACGACGATGCGTCGCCATGTACCCGTGTCGGTGCTGCTGATTTTGGGTAGATGGTTGGTGGACAGCACCAGCGTGTGGGACGGGACGAACTCGTGGGGGTCTTTGTAGAGTTTCTTGGCTACCATCATGTCGGTGGAGACCATGCGCTTCAGCATGGACGACGACAGGCGTTGCCCCTCCTCGGTCTCCTGCGCCACGGCGAACCGCTTGCCCTGCATCATCGCCATGCCGACGGCCTGCTCGTTGGGCTTGCCCGACATGAGTAGGTTCGGGTCGATGGATGTGGCGTAGTCACCCAGCAGGTACTCGATGGTGTTGAACAACGTGGACTTGCCGTTGGAGCCACATCCGTTGGCTATGATAAGGTTTTCGGTGTAAACCTTACCAACCAGCGCCGAACCGAATGCCTTTTGTACGAAGTCGATGAGTTCCGCGTCGTGGCAGAACACCTTGTCCAGAAACGCGTCGAACAGCGGCGTCGGCATCTTCTCGGGGGAGACGGAAGTCATCGACGTGAGCCGGTACTTGGCGTCGTGGGGCATGAGTTCGCCCGTCTTCAGGTCTACGACGCCCGTCGGTGTGTTCAACAGCCACGGGTCGGTGTTGAACGTGTCAGCCGACGCTATCATGTACGCCTTGTTCAGCGTGACCATCGCGGTGATGCCGTGCTCTGACTGTGACTTCAGCGCGTGGGCGTAGAGGGTCGCAGCAGGCTTGAGCCTGCGCTTGCCCTCCTCACTGTCCGGGGCCAGTCCGTCAGCATCGAGCGAGTCGATGACGCGCTGGTGCCACGCCTTCGCGCTGTCGAGCAACGCCGTGGCAACATCCTTCGCGGCCAGCATCGCGCGGTAGTTGACATCGGTCTCCCACCGAGTGCCATCGAAGTAGCACCAGCCCCACTCGGGAGTGTAACATAGGCCGTCGCTGTAGATTTGCGCGAGTACGATGGAGTTCCCGAGGTCGGTGTAGTCGTGCAGCGGAAAGTCCTCGGGGTCACTGTCCTCGGTCATCGACCCCTGACTGAAAAAACGCACCGCCTTCGTCTCCAACTGCTTCGATCCCTCGTACGCCGTGGCGGAACAGAGTGCTGCTGCCTTGGCGATGGAGTCCGGCAGATAGTCGGAGCGTTCGAGTTTCTTGGCGTGGGCCGCGTCTTTCGTGCGTGTCCACGGAGACGACATGAACGCCGTCGTCATCGCGTCGGTGTCGCGGTTGAGCCAATAGGCCAGTTTCGACATGAGCGCGAAGTCCGACGACGACTCGTCGCCAGTGTGGTCGGTTTTGTTATAGGTCGAGATCATCTTTTCGTCACGGGTCAGCGCGAACGCCAGCCACTCCTCGGGCGTACGGTCGCCGTGCTCGATGGGGCGATGCTCGGCGTTGGCCGATACGATGGGCGGCAGGTACGTCTCGAACAGCCAGTCGATCTCGTCCTGCATGTTCTCGGCGTCGAAGTTGTTGGAGTCGAGGATGTCGCCCGTGACAGTGACGAAGTTGCTGCCACTGTAGACCTCGATGCCGAGTGCGGTGTCCTTCGTGCGGTCGTTGGGTTTGACGGCACGCATGAACCCGTGCAGGCCGTTACCGGATGGGGAATATTCCCAGTAGGTGTCACTCAGGTGGTCGTAGATGTCCTGTGCCACAGGGGACATGACCCCCGCCTCGTCGAAACAGTCGTCGAGGTCGATGGCCAGAAACCCGTCGGTGAAGACGAAACCCACCCCGGCCAGATCGTAGCGTTCCATCCCAACGAGCGCTTCTTCGAGCGTGGTAAAGTTGGTGATGTCGTTCTTGGCGCAGACGATGCCCGTCTTCGGGGATACTGGCGGCTTGGACAGCCGACCCTTGCCTGTATCGACGGCCCGCCAGCACAGCCAGTTCGGTGTGATGGCCAGCGCGTGCGGGATGTTCTCGTAGGATGTCACGCGACAACTCCCTGTTTGATCTTCACGATGTCACTGAACCGTACCGAATGGTACCCCCCGAACGCGGTCAATGTCAACCCCGCCTCGAAGATGTCCACCACTCGCCCCACGATGAGAACGGGCTTATTGTATCTTGTCCGACAAGGGTAAACATGCGCGGTCACTATGTCACCTTGCTGAAGCGTGGTCAGGTCGAGCGGTGGTTCCTCTGTCTTCTTGCGTCGTGCCACCGTGGCCCCTCTCGTGGAACGTCTACACTATCACGTCCATGTCGTCGCGTCAAGCACGAATAGTTGCCGGTCTATGCGGTTTGGTGTATAATGACAGCGAACTATTCACGCTTGTTGTATGCCCAAAATCGGAGTAGCATGACCTCCACAAAACAGCGTCGCGCGGGAGAGGCCCATCACGTGATATCCATTCCAGACCCGACCCAGCGCACGCTTGAAGTTCTTGAACGTGAAATGACGACCATGCACGAAAAACTTGACACGTCCATCTCTGCGCTCGGTGCCAAACTAGATGAAGCGATGGAGCATCGGGCCGACCTCACGGAGGCTAAGTTCACAACGGTCTCTCAGCGATTTGACCTTGAGGAGTCATGGCGCATCGAGCAGAAACGGGATTCGCTGGATAGTCTGGCGGCGGCTCTCTCCGCCGCCAAGGAAGCGGTGAGGGAGCAGACTAACGCAAGTGAAAAGTCCATCGCCAAGAGCGAAAACTCCACGAATGAGGCAATCAAGCAGTTGTCCGTGACGTTTACAGCCGCGATTGCTTCTGTGGAGCGCGCCGTTAGCGACCTGAAAGAGCGGGTCGTTTCCATCGAGTCTGCACGTCACGGCGATCCGATGCGGGAACGGGTCGTGGCGGTAGAGTCGCAGAGGGCGGGTGCGAAGGACAACACCGCCGCCATCTACGCAGGGGCAGCCGCACTCGTCGGGGTCGTTGCCATCGTGATAGCCGTAATCAAGTAGCACTAGCGCACCTGACTGGTGCAATGGTAGCCTTTGCAGATAGGGCAATGATAGAAACGCATGGGTCGAGCAAACGACTTGCTCGACCCTATTGCTGCCCGGATGGCCGCACCGATGGACTTGTAACGCTTCTTGTTTCCGCACATATTCTGGCGGACAGAGGTCGGAATCACGACGATTCGCCCGCGTAGTTCACTAGCGCCATGCACTCATCCACGAGTTCGTGGTAGTCGCCCTGCCACCCGATGAATGGGATGGCCTTGGTCAGCGCCTCACGCAGCGCGGCTACCTCTGCGCGGGACTCGGCAAGGTCGCGTTCAAGTCCCATCATGCGATTCCCCATACCGCCAACATCGAGTGCCAGCGATTCCGCGTCATCGCAGTAAGACCGTGCCATTCTCCGTGCTTCGGCAAGGCGGGTGGTGAGTTCGGTCAGGGCTGCGGTCGCGTCGTCCTTCCACGCCTCCTGAACAAAGTAGGCGTTCTCCTCAATGAAGATTCCGACCTCTGCCGCCAACTCCGCGTCGGTGCGGTCGTCAATCATCGTGTTTCTCCTTTCGTTATGCGGCAGGTTTGCTTCTTCGCGGCAGGGGCCGCGAGCATCGCGTCCAAATCTGCGATCATCGCCTGTTCTGCTGAGAACGCACGGAACAGGCTCGACACACCTGCCTCGGTAGTGCAACTGAACGACAGGGTGGGCATTCCCGTCTGTGGATCGTGAAGCGTCAGCGTGTAACTCATTGTGTTGTCTCCTTCGGTGCTTCCCAGATGCCAGTCTCAACCCATCGTTGCGACCCTTCGGGGTCTTCTTCGTGACGGCTCACGCCACCCAGCAGATGTGCGAGACGGATATTCTCGGCTCGCTTGGCCTCGCGGGTCTTCTGGTAGTAGCGAACTGGCATCTTGGATTTCGGAGAGTTCATTGTCATGCCCCTTTCACTTGTGCTATGGCTATTTCCCGGTACGCTTTCTCACTGAAGTCCTCGTGCCCTTGCAACTTCTTATACATGTCAACCTCGATGCTGCCCTCGGTCAGCAGCCACACGTACTCACAACTCTCCGTCTGGCCGTTGCGGTCGGTGCGAGCGCGGTACTGCTCGACTATCTCAGACGAGTCTGACGGCTCCATGAATATCGTGTACGACGACGCGAACAGGTCGATGGCCCGCGCTGCCGACTGGTACTGTCCGATGAACACGGGCGTGTTGTCCTGCTGGAAGTCCTGCCAGATGTTCTTGTCGTTCTGCGCGCCGTTGAGTGTGTAGTACTTGATGCCTTTGGCTTTCAGCGCGCGCTCTAGCGCATCGCAGGTCGCGGTGAACTGATACGCGACCACCGTCTTTTTCGGCAAGTTCGCCTCGATGAGTTCGACGGCGTACTGCGTCTTGAGAGACTTGAGCGCGTAACGCTCACCCTTGACCTTACGTCCAGTCTCATCCATCGTGCCGGATTCACTGACATGCCCCGCTGCTATCTGCCGCAGCCTGAGCATCCGCGTCAACGGATTGTCCATCACCATGTCAAGTGCCTCGACGTACGACTGAAGTGCGTCGTCGTAGAGTGCCTTCGTCGTCTTACCGAACGGAGCGGCATTCTTGGTGTCAGCGAACGGCACCATGATTATCTCATCGTCCTGCACCTTCGGCAGATCGAGACAGTCCTTCTTCAGCACGCGGTACGAATACTGCGCCAGCACGTCCAGCAGTTCGGCGCGGTGACGGTATCCCACGATGATCTCGGCGTACGAGCCGGGGAGATTCTTGGTCACAAGGTACTGCCGCTTGAAGTCCGCCCACGCGGGCCACGCGTCACCGAGGACGGCACGCAGCGGTGCCCATGCGTCTTCGAGGTGGCTGTTGGTGATGAGTGTTCCGGTGAGGAGATAGACGTACTTCGCTTTGCTCACCAGCCCGAGTGCCGCACCTTTGCCGATGAAATACTGCGTCCGGTTGGCCGTGGGTTTCTTGATCGCGTGCGACTCGTCGAGCACGATGAAGTCCCATGCGCGCCATACGTCTTTCTGGTACTTCGACCCCTTGCGGGACAACTTGTCATAGTTTATCAGGGTGGTGCCCGCGTTGATGAGCCGCTGGCGGTCGGGTGAGAGTTTGGCGATGTCCCGCGCCCATGCACCGAGACCAGAGAGTGGTGCGACGATGAGCGCTGTGGACACCTCACCCGCAAGCATCAGGTTCGACAGATGAACGACTGTCGGAAGCGTCTTGCCCGTACCCTGCTCGGGTAGGAGCAGGAAGCGATCATGCTCCGTGAGCAGTTCGAGGATTCGCTTCTGATGCTCGAACATGATGTAGGCCATCAGTGCTTCTTCCTTGCTTCTCTGGCGGCGTGGTACAGTTCCTCGGTGCGGTAGAGCCAGATCGAACGCTGGTTGCGGTAGACCCACACCGAGTCTTTGAGCCAATGTCCGCGCAGCGCCATCGTGTAGACGCGCTGGTGGACGCGGAACGGAGTCGCGGCAGGGGTATCGACGTATCGCATACCGTCGAGCACGGTGCCGGGTTCCGGCACGATTATCTCCAACGAGTCCTTTCCGCTGTCAACGAACGACGAAACAAGCATGGCCAACGGGTCTCGGGAGCACAGACGCGCGCGGTCGGCCTCGAATGTCATCGCGTGGTCACCACGTCGATGACATTCGAGGCGACGGGTGTGATTACGAGACGCCCCGTTCCGCCGCTGATGTGAAGCATTCCCTCACACACATACACCGCGATTTCCCGATGCGCGTCAAGGGCAAACGCGATGCGTGCGCCGTTCGGCAAGGTCTCGTCCTCCTTGTCCCAATGGTGAATGCGTGTGTCGGTCTCACCCGCGTCGAGGCGGGCGTTGCGCGTGTTGGCTTCGTCCAGCCGCATTTCCAGAACGGTGATCTCGGTGCGCGCCCACTTGGGCAGGGTGTCGAAGTTGCCCTCGTATCGTTTCATTGTTGTCACCCCGCCTTACGAATCGTCACGGTGAATCCCTCGCGGCGCGTGCGCTCCACCATCGTGACGCGGCCCTCGGCGTGCAGGCGGCGCAGACGCTTGATGAGTGTGGTCTTGGATGACAGACCCAGTGAGGCGAGGAGCAGGTTGGGCGTGTTGCGCCCGTGTTCGATGAAGAACAGCAGTTCTTCGTCGGTGTAGGTCTGCGGGCGTCCGGGGTTCTTGGCCTCGCGCGGCGCACAGGTGTTACAGGTCATGGCATTGCGTCCTTTCGGTCGGGTGTAGCAGACAGGGCAGATAGTGTCGGTGCCTAGAACCACCGCGCCGGAACGCGCGTAGCGGCGTATCTCGTCAGGGTCGGTGGTGAGCATCACAGGAAGATGGCACACGCGGCGAGACCGATACCCAATCCTTGAACAACAGGCTGGTCAACAAGGATAGCGATGTTCATACCGATGATGAACACGATGAGTCTGAAGATGGTCATGTCGTTCCTTTCTAATAGTAGTGGTGAGTGTTCCAGAAAGCAAGTGCTCTGGTCGGTGTGCGGTAGTGGTGAGACGAGTACCGGATGTAGCGGATCGCTCTGCGTGTGTTCCATGTCGGATGATACCACGGAGGGCCTATGCACATCGAACGTTTGAGTTGGAAAGTGCCGAGGAACCTGCCGTGATTGCTGCTCGTCGCGTGCCAGTTCGATTCCCTGCGGGCCAACTCGACGAGTGCTGCCGTCTGGATAGGGCCGTACCCTTCGTGATGTGCCTCGGCCCGGATCATCGACCGAACCGTGGCTTGCGTCAGGTGTGACGCTTGGTGATATGTGAGGGTGAGGGCTTGTGAAGGTATGAGTATCAACGTGAGGGTTAGGGTTGCAAGGATCAGTCGGGTTCGCATATGTCTCCGATGTTCGGGGGCCGGGTCACGAGCCGTTCGTAGGCGGCTCTCGCCACCTGCTCCCGCGTCAGTTCGCTACTCATGGCGATATGTCCCTTCCATCTACGAACCGCTTGCCCTCGTGCCATCCTATTGACAACCAGAACCCGACGAATACAGGGGCGGCGAAGAACGCAATCGCCGCTAGGAGTGCAAGTATCCATTCGCTCACGACGCACCGCCCTTCTCGATGATGGCGCGGAGGGCGTTGATAGCTGGCTCCCAGTCCAAGTGGTCGCCGTATGTCGCAAGTTCCATTCGCGTAGCGGCAGCCAGTAAGGTGTCGTAGGCGTGCCTAGCCACCGCTTCCTCCGCCTCGCAGATAGCCAGCCGATGCGTCTGCTCGCCAGCGAAGGTGCGCTCGGCTCGGACGTACTCAACCGAGACGCTTCCTGCGCCGAACTCGTAGGGTTCGCAATACCCCTGACTGTCGTACTCGGGGCACTCCGCGCACGACAATCCCGCACCGTTCGCTATGCAGATGTCCCTATACGATTCCACCTTCGCCAACTCTTCGTCACTCATGCGGTCACTCATCGTCGGCCTCCTTCGGGGTGAGCGCGGCGAGGCACGCCTTGCTGCTGTTCAGGTCGCAGGCGTCTTGGAGCGAGGTCTGCAACCGCTCACGCAGCGCGGCCACCTCTGCGCGGGACTCGGTAAGATCGTTGCACACAAGGCCATAGCACACCCGCAAATCAGCAAGGGCGACTTCGAGGTCTAACATGTACCCCCGCGCGTACTGCTCTTGCCCGTCGAACACCCGGTAGAGGTCATTGCAGTCGCACGGACAGGGGCATGTAATCCATTCCGTGTTGTTACGCTTGGTGTCGGTCACTTCTGGCACTCCCCGTCTTCGTCGCCATTCGGACAATCCGAGCAGTCGCCCGTGCATATGTCCTCATTGTTGGGTGTGTCGAGGTCATAGTCGTCGTCCATGCCGTGCTGCTCTAGGTACTCGTCCATGTTCACGATATCATCCCTTCTTCACGTACAGACGACACCGCAACCACTGATTCGCGTAGTGGTCTACCGGGGAGCAGCCTGCTGTGTCGGCACCCTCGGACGTGCAGACCGCAGCGTACTCGGCCAGCGTCCACTTCTTGACGATCCGCTCCCACAGCCGAGGCTTGCGCCCGTACAGGCACAGCCGACAATCGTTGTGCTTCACCGCGTAGTCCTTCACGCTGTCACTCTCCTCCGTAGGGTAGTTTCTTGGCCGCATAGTCGGCCCGACGCCATGCGTTGTCGCCGGTGAACCGCTGTGCCTTGTGCCACTTGGCCGTATCCTGCTCCCACAACACCATGCCACGCGGACCGATGTAGACACGGACGCCGAGCGGGACGGCATGGATGCCGAGCGGGGTGAGGATGGCCAAGTGTGCGAGACCGGAGACCGCGTTCACCGTCCCTTGCAAGATGATAGGGATGCGGCACTCGCGTGCGTGCTTCTCGGTCGCGGCTGTCGTGAAGATGTCATACAGTGGCATCGTCCTCTACTCCTCTCGTCCGGCGTTTGTCTTTCACTCACGACTACACACTATCATGCTTGTGCGCTAATGTCAATAGGCAGTTTCACAGGTCTTTTGTCAGCACGATCAGACCGCCACGCATGGCAATATGTACCTGCCCGAGCCGCAGCACTTTGCGCTGATAGTTGAATGCGTTGTGTGCCGCGCGTGTCTGGTCGCCATAGTCCACGGTTAGCGACAGATTCTCGTTCAGGTCACTGACAAAATCCTCCAGCGTCGTGACGACGCTGCGGCGCAATGCCGCGCGGTCGTAGGGGTGCTGCCGCAGGAACACCCGCGCGCCACGCAGCACCACGTCCACCGGCGCACCCATCTTCAATCGTGCAGACCGTAGACCGCTACATATGGTCTGTGGGGGCGCGGTGTCGGTGTCGTAGATGACCTCCACAATCGCTCCGTTGTCACCCGCCATGAATGCGCGGATCAGGCTTTGATACCCGCTGTGCGGCGTCTTGTCCGTGTGGATACGCCACTCGTCCCACTCGGGCGTGTAGTCTCCTGCTACCGGGATACGGTCGATCGGTTCTATCCGCATCAGTCCCTCGCTTCTCTGAATGCCAGCACCTTGTTGTGCTCTTTGGTGAATAGCCGCTCGAAGTGATCACGGCTCGTTTTGAGCACATCTATCTCACCGAGCAATGTCACCTTTTCTGTGCTCAGACGATACACCTTCTCGGTCAGGTCGGCAAACTCCTTGTCGAGTGCGTCGGCAGTCGTCGGGGCGAAGTGAAGCAACATACTGTTCGTGATGTATCCCGCTCCGGGTTTGGCCAGATAGACATGCTCTCCTCGTCGCATCACGCTGATCTGTCGAAACGCTTTGTTGGTCTTGCACTGGTAGCGCAGGGCCGCGCACATGACGCGCGCGGTACGCTGTCCTGTATCATCTACGAGTTCTGCGACGTGTTCTGGCATATCGACGAATGAGTGCAACGTGTCGGGATATGCCGTCTCGGGGGTGGCGCGGGGTATGCCGTCAAGCGTGTTCAGACGCATTTTTCACCGTTTCTCGAATATCGGTCGTTTTGACCGGCTGGTACCATTGTACCATAGGGGAAAGAGAAATGCAACGAAAACGCTAAACATTTTACATCGCTGCCAGTGGCATTTTCTTCTGACCTGCGGAAACTAGTTTTGTTTCTCTAATGTATAATGTTGTAGCAAAGTTTCTCTATAGGAAGAAAAACAAAGTAAAACACTAACAGTCATTAGAGAAACTTCCTGCACAACATTTTACATTCTGGAAAAAGGGCCTCTGACCTGCGATAAGCGTTTTACATTCTTGCCAGTGGGCTGAAATACGAGGAATCGACGCAAAAGCGAGGTTTCGAGGTCCAAGGTCTTGCAACGCGAGTGCCACTATGGTACAATCGCGTGTATGGGCAGACATGGACCAAACGACAAGGTAGAGCCGAACCCGCTGGCCGCGTCAGGCTCGCGGGCAAGAGTGCTGGCCGATCTAGCAAGGTACATGGCCTCACCGGATGCTCCGATGGTAAGTGACGGATTCGCGCGTACACTGAAAGAGACACGGAACATGAACGTGTCGGTCAATAAGATGTACGAGGACGACGGATACAAGTTGAACGTGATTCAATACCTCGCGTCGCGTGGCGCGGGCAGACCGTTCCCAAGGACGCCGCTGGAACTTATTGACAGTCTTCAGGATTTCTTCACGTTCTGCGGACTTCACAAGGTACCTCCGACAATCAGTTGCTTCTCTGTGTGGAACGGTGTAAGTGTGCCATACGTGAATCAGATAGAGCAAGACAAGAGCGATCCGAGGTCTTCGATAATCTCCGCGTGCAAGGAAGCGATACGCGGTTTTCTGGAACTTTCTGCCATGGATGGTAGCCTAAATTTTACCATATATCTTCACCAGAACAAAGTGTACTATGGCGCGGTAGAGAATCAGAGCGTTACGTTCAAGGTAGAAGACAACACCTCCGACCTAACACCGGACGAATACAAAGAGCGTGTACTCATGTTGCAAAGTGATGAATACGAGGTTACTGATGTAGATCCGGAATCAGTGTGCGAGCAAGTAGAGCACGATGATAGAGACTGCGATGCTAGCGCCGAACGCTAGCGCCTCCCGTGTATCCTGCCGACGCGCACCGTAACGCTCCTTCCTCGATAGTGGCTGCGAGGCCACAGAATGCTCTGTGCGGCCCGTTGCGCCTGTGAAGGTGTACCGGGTCGAATCATTGTATGGGGCGCTTCTGTGAGACACTGAATGCACCGAGCAGTCCTCGAACATGGCACACGTGAGACCTATGCAAGAACCTTGGACGTGTTCGCAGTAGTGCATCACAACCCCCATTCGTAGTGTAGCAACGCGAGGTCGTCGGCCGTGAGCGGTTCTACCTCACGTGTCGAGTAATACCCGCACTCTGGACAATCCTCGAACGCGTCGAGTGTCGCGCCACACTCTGGGCAAGTGTCTAGCATGATACTATCCCTTCCGGCTCGTCGGTCGGCCCGTCGGGGTAGGTATCGTCCACAACGACGCGAGCGTATCCAAAGGATTCTAGACACTTGCATCCGAGTCGGTGTGCGTCCGCCCATGTTGGTGCATTGACGCGCACGCGACAGCCGGAGTGTATCACGTCGTCCGCAACGCCTGTGAGATAGCGTGTGAAGGCGTACATCAGTGCACCGCGATTGCAACGCCACGCGCATTGTCCCATACGCTGATTTCGTCGTGAATGGCACCGATAGCGCGTGCCACGCCGAGGAAAGGCGTGTAGACCACTACGTCAATCCATACGATGGACGTTGCAGGGTCGATCCACGTACCCACAAGCGAACCCTCGCGAGGCCATACGCGCTCGAACCATGACACGTCTGCATCCTGAACGTAGGTATGCGCCACGCCACGGATGGCCACAGTGTACCCGTCCGAAAAGACCACAGGCTGAAAGGTCTTTCTATCAAACGTGCCGCCATGATTGATGGAGGTATCCACGTACACTTCACCGATGTTGCGCTTCTTCGGAGCAGTCGCACCGTCTGATACGGGATGATCGAACATGGTACACGTCCTTCCTGTTGCGCGAGTGCCGCGTCGCGGTACTCTTGTCTTTCCACTAGACCTCCACCTAGTGGAAAGCCGAGAGTGTCGAGACTAGCCTGCTATCGGGTAGATGATACACGCATCGTAGTACGTCCCTCCCATTCCAAATTGATCGCGTATCATGTTCTGAAGTCGTGAGGTCGTGACGCTGTAGTAACGATGATCGAAGTACGTTAGCGCGTCTCCATCCGAATCGAAGTCACAGTGCAGAATCAACGTCCCATACGAGTAGACGAGATACGCGCCCGAATCGTATCGTATCGCATGGCAGGAACCATGCTCGAACGACTCACGATAGTAGAGCGCGTCCCTGACTTGCGCATAGTTGACGGTGGCCATGATAGTTACTCCTTTCCGCAGTCACTGAATGTAGCGAGCACGTAATCCACGACGCCGTTATCGAGTCCGTGCGTGAAGATGTTGCCGAACGTGGACGGCCTGCCGCATATCTCGGACTTGGTAACGGTAATGCGAACGTTGCTTCCGTCCGGTAGGCGAACCGTGATTGTGTCATTGACTGCCGGACCTTCGGCACTCTCGAATGCACCGTGCTCCAGCCGGATGCGGGCATCCGTCGTGCTCTTCAGTGTGCGTGTCGTGGTCATTGCGCATCTCCCTTATCGAACGTTTGTTCGTATAACTCACTATCTATGTTCGGGCTTCGATGTGTAGAACGTGTGGATTTGTTGTGTAGAACGTGTGGATTAGTCGTGTAGATTCTCGATCTATTCTGCACATAATCATGTGTAGATTTGGCAACATCATGCCTAGACTGCCCATGTTGGCACGCGTATTGTAGACTTTAGAATAGACGCACTAGTACAGTCGTGCCATTGTTCGATCTCCCTGCCTGTATGGGCACTACGTGCGCTCACAGGGGTATGCCCATGCCCATGCCCATGCCCATGCCCATGCCCATGCCCATGCCCATGCCCATGCCCATGCCCATGCCCATGCCCATGCCCATACGCTTTAGCACAGTAAAGCGATAGCACAGTAGCATAGCAG